TATCACGGACGCCAAAACAAAAACGGCATTGCGATTTCTCGCAATGCCGTTTCTGAATTCTCTGGGGTGGCTGATGGGACTCGAACCCACGACGACAGGAATCACAATCCAGCCGTCGATTTCGCTCGCCGCCCCGCCATTGTTGGACATGGTCAACCGGTCGTCGGAACAAATATAGCAGTTCGCCCCACGATTTCATGCGGGTTTCAAGAGACCCGTTCCGAAATTCGGGGCCGGAAAACGCATCCGCTATACTGTATAAACGTACAGTGTTTTCGACGACTTATGCGCCTTACCCCGACCGACTTTCCGACCGTCAGCGACAGCGAACTGCGGGAGCTGTGGCGTCGACACCAAGACGCCGACGTGCGCCGTTTGATCCTGGAAGTGCATCGCGCCCGCGCAATCATCCGGCAGGCTCACGCCGACGCATTGGACGCCCAACTGGCAATGTGGAATAAGCGGGACGGCGACCTGAAGGCACAGTTGCAGGCCGTCATCGACGCGATGCTCGCGGAGAAAATCAGGCTGGGTGCGATGGGCGGAAGCCTGCCGAAGGATTAGATCGAGGAGAGCGCGAGCTGCGTGTTCCTGTAACCGTCTTCGTACAGCCGCTGGCGCGTGGCGTACGGCATGTTGCGGTCGAACGAGCTCGCGTAACCGGTCGGCACACGCACGATCGTCGCCCCGCTCCGTTGGTCCAGATCGACGTGCGCGGTCTCGTTGGCCGCCAGCATCAGGTCAATGATCCGCGGCGCGAGGGTGCTCAGGCCATATCTGCCCGGTTTGAGCGCGGTATCGTCGGATACGAGATAGATGCCCAGCCGCGGCACTTCGTCGACCGTCAGATCACTCACCGGCACGTTATCGGCCGTGCCGCCGTCGACGAGCAGCGCGCCGGCGACGTCCACCGGCGGAAAGACGATCGGAATCGAGGCGCTCGCGCGCGCCGCCACCGCGATCGGCACTCTCGGCGTCGTCCGACGTGAAAACTGGAACTCCTTTTCCGTCAGCAGATCCGCCGCAACGATCTTCAGGTCCACCTGCAGGTCCGCGAACGTCTTGCCCCTGCTTCCGTCCTTCAGGAAGGCCTCGAGGGCCTTTCCCGTGCAAAGCGCCTGATAGCGCAGCACCGCCCACGGCGAGAAGCGCATCATCGGCGACCAGTCCATGCGCATGCAGAGCTGGCGCATGTCCTCGAGGCGCATGCCGCCCGCATACATCGCTGCGACGATCGATCCACCCGAGGTGCCTGCGAGCTCGACGATTTCGTAACCGGCGTCGACGATCGCCTGCAGCGCGCCGAGGTGCGCGCCGAGGCGAAAGCCGGACCCGCTTAATGCGACGCGGATCCGTTTGCTCATGACGCGATGACCGCCGTGCTTGCCGCCGCTGGTGCCGATGCCGGTGCCGGCGCAGCTGGCGTCGTGGCCGACGTCGACGGCTGCAACGCGATCGCCGTGTTGACAGCAAGCGTTGCCACATCGATCGCCGCGTTCGCACTGTTCTTCATCTGCTGCTGCAGGTTCGACGCAGCCACGAGCGTTTTGAGCAGCGGGAAACCCACGTCGACGAGCGCCTGCAGATTCGGCTTGGTGACCGTGACGCCCGCCGCGCAGACCTTGGCGAGCACGGGTTTGAAGTCGTTGTTGAGCGTGTTCAGTGCGCCGCCGGTGAACATGCCGTCATCCGTCATGATCTGGACGGCGGTGTTGGCGTCGGCGCAGACGAGCGCGGTCGCCTGCTGGAAAGACAGCGAGGGAGCCGTGCCCTGACAACCTGCGAGCAAGGCAACGGACGCGGCGAGGCCTGCCGCGAGCAGCATACGTAGTCGTTTCATGTGGTTTCTCTTACTTGAGGGTTTTGATTGCCGTCACAGCCGCGCTGGCGGCGGCCGCGACGACGTCTGATGCCGCAGCTGCGGCGGTTGCCTGCCCCTGGAATGCTTCGACGTCGGTTTCCCGGAGCGAGATGGAGAAGTCCCCAGTTGGGGTGCGAGTGAAGGTCGCATCGACGGTGGCCATCTGCTTGCCGTTCCACACGCGCAGGACGCAGCAGCCGCTCGGATGTCCGGACGCGTCGGCAATCGGCTCAACTTCATAGCGCGCGACGCCCGCATACCAGAGCGACGCGCAGCCGGACAGGCTCGCGGCCGCGATGGCAATGCAGATGGTCCGGATCATTGCAGCGTCGTCGCAGCAGTGGCAGGTGCTGGCGCCGCCGGCGGCGACACGGACACAGTCACCTGTGGCTCCTTATCTCGCGACGCGGTGGCTATCTCTGCCAGCTGCGTCCCATCGACCAACGGGGTCACCGTCGTTTTGGACGAGAAGCCGCCGGTGGATGCGTGGTAGACACCCAAGCCGACGAGAGCCTGACTGATCGCAAAGACGAGCGGCTCGGCCGGCACCATCTTCATGATCACGAGCGCAAGCCACATGGCGAACAGCAAAACAGCGGCGAGAAACTTCGCCCACAGCGATGAGTTCAAGGTCATTCTCCTGGTGTAAAGCCGCGCGAATGCGGCGGTTTGGATCAGATACCGAGCGCCTGCTTGCAGCTCGTATAAAGAAGGTTGCGGTCGTCCATGCCTTCCGGCTGCGCCGCGCTGTTGGGATTGCCGAGGTTGATGGCGCGCGAGAGCGTCAGGAATGCACCGGCATCGGCATACGCGTTGAAGTTCCGGTCGCTCCAGAATTGCGCGGCCGCGAGTGCCGCCGTCGACGGCTCGGCGATCAGATCCGGGTTGCCCTCGAGGTCGATGCCGATCTTCTGCCCCGTCACGCGATAGTTGTATCGGCCGGTGATCTGGATCAGGCCGCCGCCGCGGTACCGGAACCCGTCGCCCGGCTGTGTATTGCCTAAGGCCTTTGACTTCGGCGTGAACGGTTCGTACAGGCGCTGCTTGGCAGTCGGCCCCCATATCTCGCGCAGCCAGACGAAACGCCCGCACTCGTGGCCGCATTCGGCTAGAAAGGCAGCCTGACGCAATGGCGAATCGATGTCATAGAGGGCCATCGCCGCACTAAGCGGGTCGGCCCACTGGTTCGCACGGGCGAGCGAAATCTGCAGCGCCGCGGCGAGCGTTTCGGGTGTCATGAGGGATTGCTCCAAGGCGCCAGAATGGCGCCGGATTCAGCGGGCGCCGGCCCAGGGTTTCGCCGGCAGTGCCGGACGCACAGCGGTGTCCAGTTTCTTGCTCACGGCCTGCACGGTGCTGGCCGCCTCGTCGGTCTTCACTGCGACGTCGGTCACCTTCTGCTCGACCGTCGCCGTGGTCTTTTGCGCGGCTGCGGCCGCGGCGGCGGCTTCCTTCGTCTGCTTGAGCATCGCGGCCGTACGCTGATCGTTCACTCGCGCGCGATCGCCCAGAAAGCGAAGCGTGTATGCCGCCAGCTCGTTCGTCGTCTGCATGAGCGTTTTCATGTCGGCGACGTCGGCGGCCGTGCGTTTGTCCATCTCTTCCCGCGCCGCCAGCGTCGACTTAAGGCCGTTGATCTGCGATGAGAATTCGCGCGTGCATGCTGCCCGCTCCTCCGCGCGCACGACGGGGAACCGCGCAACGAGCAAGGTGCGCTCGGCAGAGTTCATCCAGTTCATAATCGCCGCGCCGACGGCGCCTGCGAGCAGCACGACGAGCACGTTGATGATGTAGAGGTCGACGCGGTGCCAGACTGCCTTTATGTGTTCGCCTTTCGTCATTGGGTATCCGTCGGTCGACGGCCTCCGAGTTGCGATTGCAGCTGCGCGATAAAGCGGTCTTTCTCCGCGAGGCTGGCAACGAGGGCCTCGATCTTCAACCGGTCCTGAAGCCTGTCTTCGGCTGCCTGTTGCACCATCTTTCGATATCGCGCCTCGGAGACGGCGAGCAACCTTCGATATCGCGTTTCGCGCGCGATCGCCTTGTGATACTGGGACTCCCATTCCTTCGACGCCCTGTCCAGGCTCTCCAGACTCTTTGCCTCTATCTCGTCGCGCCGGATATCGAGCTGGTTGCTTGATTCGTCTTTCTTCAGGTCGGACAGCTGCTTGCGCATGCGCATGTAGCCGGCGGACAGGATCGAAGAACAGACGACGAGCGATGCTGATATGCCTGATAGCAGCTTTACCAGCGAGAAATCTTCGGTTGTCGCCATCGACGAACTAGCTCCACGAAAGCTGAATAAAAAAGCCGCCCGAAGGCGGCAAGTGGTCGATCGATACGTGATGCTCTGACAGACGGTTTGTGTTCCTGCATTGTTCTATAATGCAAACCGCCGCTACCGTTGGTCTATTCTTCGGTTGGCGGATCAAGGCCCCGAGCGCTCCGCAGCGCTCGGGGCCTTTTCATTTTCATTTTCCCGTCTGCAGGTCGAGTCGATCGTTGTTTTCGCTTGACCATTAGCCCTATTAGGGCTAATGTAGGTTCATAGGGAAACGCATTCGCGAGTCCCGCTTATCCCGAAAGGACGATGATCATGAAACTCACATTTCGCGCCCGGCGCGTGCCAGGCTATGCCAATTCATTACAAGCATCCACCTGCGAAAGACCTTGCCGACTTGAAAGCGGAGCTCGGTCTCACCGGCAAGCAGATGGCCGATCTCTGCTGGCTTGCGGGCGATCAGCACTGGCGCAAGTACACCAACCCGCGCGACCCGCGCCCAATGAGCGCTCAGATGCTCTTCACGATGATGGCGCAGCTCGAATTGGACGAGGCAACCCTCGAGCGCATATTCGAAAGGATGCGCCGGGCCGGAGCCGAGTTCAGCCGGGCGCAAGATGGAGAGCCGCAGCCATAGCAATGTCGCTTGGCTGTGTCACTGCAACAGTTACGGCATGCGGCGGTGGCGGGGGCGGCACAAGCGATCGGCCGCCCCCTGCGAAACCGGTCATGAAACCTGTTTTGATCAGAGCCGAAGGCGACTCGACGATGGCCGGCCTCGAAAAGATCAACGGCCAATATGTAATCACCAACAACGGTGCTCCCGTCATGCTGCAGCAGTACTTGCAGGCAGCCTTGGGGCCTTCGGTCACAGTGAAGAATGACGCCATCGGCGGCACGACGGTCTGTCAGCGCATCAATGGCGTGTCACCTTATAAGGCGACGCTCGCGGCTGACCTCGCAACTGACACCTCTCAGATCGTGATCGGCAACTGGGCCATCAACGATTCCAGTGATCAATCCACCGAGTCGCCAACTCAATATCAGCAATGCTGGGAGCAATTCGTCGATGTCGTGCGGGCGGCGGGAAAGACACCAGTGATGGAAGAACCGAATCCCGTCCTCGGCGCGACGTTCAGCCCGACTGATCCGGCGGTGTACCAGAACCTTCCGAACTACCTGTCGATCATGCGCGCGGTTGCACAATCGAAGGGTGTTTTACTGGTCCAGCAATACGACTACATCCAGACGCTGTCCAGCTGGCCTACGTTGCTGACCGATGGCGTCCATCCGGGCGATGCCCTCTATGCGATCAAGGCGCAAAGAGAGTTGTCAACAGTGGAGCCGATCGTGCTCCCGCTTATGCATTAGGCGTGCTTTACCCGCGGCGGTAAGCAATCGGAAAAATTGGTAAGCTCTCGGTCTTTACCATAAACCGAGCCGCGGGTAATGAAAAACGAGGGCCACGAGAGAATCGAAGGTATCGAGTATCTTCGCGCCGCTGCCATTCTGATAACGCTTCTTGCTCACCTACGCGCGCTCGTACCGTGGCCCGAGCCTTGGATCGATTTTCTCTTCCGAAACGGCACATATTGGGCGGGCGTGGACCTGTTCTTTGCTGTTTCAGGATTTGTAATCGCGAGAGACATGCTGAAAAGGCTGGATCAAGCGGTTACCTCTGCAGAGAAATGGAACGTCCTGAAAGCATTCTGGGTGCGTCGCGCCACACGAATTCTGCCCTCTGCATGGCTATGGCTTGCCATTGGTGTCGCTGGAGCGATCTGGTTCAACGAACATAGCAGCTTCGGAGTCGTGCAGCGGACGGTGCACGATGCCATCGCTGCGGTCTTGCAGGTCGCGAACTTCAATTTTTGGCATTGCTGGCTTCACCAGGATTGCGGCTTCAATCAGGTTTATTGGAGCCTCTCGGTGGAAGAACAGTTCTACCTCATGTTTCCGTTCATCGCCATCTTTTTCGGCCGCCGCGTTTGGATGCCAATCACCCTGATATGGGTTGTCTGCATCGCGCTTCCACGCCCGTTGTACTCACAACTTCACTTTGCGCCGTCACCGCAAGACCTTTCGATCTTTGTGCGGCTCGACGCTATCTGCGCAGGAGTAACGCTGGCATTCTTGGAGCGTGAGCGAGGCCGCCTTCGACCAGTGTTTGGCCAGCGTGCGTCGTCAATATTTGTCGCGGCACTCATTGCCTCGCTCGTGATACTGCCAGGCTACTCTTACGACCAGAAGCCTCCGCTTTTCTTTTGGGCATCCAACCTTATATCTATCCCCGCGATTATTCTCGTTTGGTTTGCGGTTACGTCATGGAAGAGGCCTTGGACAGGTGCAGGCGCGAAGGTTGCGCTTTGGATTGGGTCTCGATCCTACGCCATTTACCTTGTCCACTACCCGGCTATCGAATTTACTCGCGAGTGCCTTGTTATGCACGTTCCCCAAACAAACGGTGGCGCTGCGGTCTATGTCGTTGCAGCATCGACCCTAACTGCCGCATTGGCTGAGATCAACTTCCGCTTCGTAGAAATGCCGATTCGACGTATGGGGCGGCGATGGGCGGACAACATCGAGCGATCGAGGCATATAGAACAGCCAGTTCCTTCCCCGCTCGGCCGGACGACGTCGAACAAATAGCGTTATTGCGGGTTCGGCAGCACCGCTTGCACGAACGGACTCTGAGCTTGATAAAAAGACTTCCAGCGGGCTTCCGCAACATCTACGGTCCCGCAGTTTTCGTATATGGACGCGTTCTGCGGCCCCGCGAAGTATGCAACCACAGCGCCTTCCGATGAATCGGAAAACTGGACGTTCACTGTTGTCATATCGTGTATCCCGAAATCGCGATGGTAAGACTCATCGTGCCCGCGCTAGAGGTGGCCTTATAGAACAGGGTCTGCGCTGTGACAAGCGGGATCGCAAAGTTTCCGACGATTCCGCCGTTCCCGTTATTGATCTGCTGTTCTCCAATAGCGTTAGCGGACCCAGACAAGAAGCACGCATTTGATGCTGTCGTTGAGGAGTTAATCGCTACCTCGCCGGAAATGCTCTTTGCGTTCAACGGAACGACTGCGCCAATGGATAGCGATGTGTAGCTTGCCTGTTGTGTCGAAGTCGTCAGTGCGGTTGTGGGGGCGAGAAAAAGCGACCGATCAACCTGATAGCCGACAACGAACTGACCGCTGCCGTTCGTTGGCCAGACTCCGATAAGCGCGCTCGCCGTGTATCCACTCGGCATGTTGGCGCCCGCGTATACGCTCGCTCGAAGCGTTGACGCATTTTGAGCCAGCAGCGCCGCGGTCTGCGTCGTCGGATTATAGATCGCATACAGCGCGACAAAGCCCGATGCAGGAGCCGAGCCGGCATCCATCCCGCCTGCGCCTGTTGTGGCCAGGTTAATGGTTTTTGTAAAGTTCGGGAGACAGTACCGGGTCCCGCCTAGAGCACTCTCCACGACGATCTCATCAGCCGTCAACGTTGCAGATGCGCTAGCAGTCGTAACTGCCATGCCGAGACTACGCACCTGGCCGACTACGCCCGAGACCTTGTTAGTCGAAGGTTGTGCAACCAGCGCCTGGATAGCCGTCAGCACCTGGTTATACGTCGTCTTGCTGGGAGTGCCGCCGCCAGCAATAACGATCGCGCGCAACTCTTCCTGGATCATGTTCAGCCACGATCCGCGCACGTTTGTCGCGGGAGTGCCAGTAGCAGGATTACCCTCCGTGAAATACCCCTCGGTACCGGCGGCTTCTGGTGCCGGGAGCGAATTCGCGGCAGTAGCGTCGTCAATTCGAAACATGTGACCTCTTATGCGTAAGCAAAGATCGTAATAGTGTGTGCCGGTTTAACGGCGTTTATTTCACACTCGAGCACTGCATTTCCCCATGCTGCCAATGGATCTCCAGCTGCCATCGCGCCCGCTACCGCCCTCACAACTGTGTTCAGTGGCGCCGTGATCCTCCAAGCGAAGTTCCAGTCATATCCGTTGACCGGATCTCCGGCCTTCAGTAGGCCGGCGCGCGCCTGGGTGTATTGCACGATCGTGATCGTGTAGCCGAGCGCGGCCGCAAAATCGATGAAGTACTCAAGCGATTGGCCGCCGCTGCTAGCGAATCTCGCAACGACCTGTTGCTGACGCTGAGGGATGGTTGGTGCAGGGCCTGCACATGGATCAGGCAGGCCCAGAGACGACTCCCACTCCGGCAGAAGTTCATATGCCGATGCGGGGAACCCGTCGACGAGCAGCTGGTTGGAACGGGCTGTCAGACGCGCGAATGTCGGCGCACAGCCCGCCAGAGTCTTCGTCTGAATGGCGTCTCCGTCGCGCGGCCAGACGCGGCCGCGCGGCATAAGCGCCTGCAATGCAGACAGGAAGTCCGCTGCGGTGAGATTCGGTGCGAGCATGGATTACGCGTTGAATGTGACGCCGCCAAGAACCGGGAGAGAACCGAAGCTCCCTGTGATATTCCCTAGGTATGGCGTGGTGACGCCGCTAATTACACCCGTTACAGAAGTGATCACAAATCCCGACGTGCCAGCGACAGAACCTATTGCGATCTCGATGTCCGAGCGATCAATCGTGCCGCCGCGCGGGTCACCATTCCGGAAGAACACATCCGCAATTGCTGCCTCGACCGCATTTCTCGTCGCTGTCGACCAGCTCGACGTGCCAGAAAGTACGAACGAAAGCACGTTCTGTATCGGCGCACATATCCAAACGAGCGCTGTCACGGGCTCCTTCGATACGATCGCATCGGCGACAACCAGTTGATCGCCTGTTGCAACAGTGGCTCGTGGAAGACCTCCGGGCCCCTTGTCATTTTGTGACACCCCATTCGTGCCTTGAGGGAACCCTCCATGTGCCGCCTGCGCGGCATCAAACATCACATATACGACCACGGTGCCGGCACCGAATCCGTTCGGCGCGCACCAGGCGCGTGTGACTCCCGCAACGGCGAGCGCCCATTGAACATAGTCCGGCGCCGCGCCGCCCTGCGGGGTTTGCTGATACGCCTCGAGCAAGCGATCGCGAAACTCTTCCTGATCCTCGATGTCTGCGCCCGACGCCACAGTGCCTGAGACGGAACCCGTAGACTGGATTCCATCAACGGCCACATCAAGCGATACGACGGTCCCCGCATCGGCATTGCCAGCTGCGCCGGCAACGTCGGCGACGATCGTGACGGTTACCGATCCACCGGATACCGTCTGGGTCGTCAGGACGGTATACGTCGCTCCATCACCACGAACGATCGCCGTACCGGCACTGAGCGGCTTGCCGTTGGTGCCCTGGAACGTGGCTGACAGTTGTGCAGCGCTCGCATCCTTCTGATAGACCTTCTTCAAAGCGCCCCAAGCCTGCAGATACTCGCCCTCGGCCGTGAATGGGTTCGTCTGCTTCGCGATCCAGTCGAGATACCCGTACTCCTCATTCGTCATGCCTGCGAGCACGACGCCAATGATTTTCAATGCTGCGAAGCGCAGTAGCGGGTCCGATCCCTCGAGCGCGGCCGCGATATCGGCCATCGCGTCAGAGCGGATCTGCGCGAGTGTCTTGCGTGCGTATGGCATGTCAGGAGATCTGGTTCCAGGCCCACGCGTAGCTCTTCGATGCCACGGTGGTGCCGTCCTGTTTATAGAGAGTGACCTGCAGGCCCAAAAACGATGATCGGACCCATTGCGCCAACACGTCGATGCGCGCCGCCACACTGTCGTCGATCATCCATTCGAGCGCTTCGCGCGCGTAGTCGACGGCGTTGTTGAGCGTTTCCTGCGTTTGCTTCGCTCGGCTGAGAAGCCAGAGGCGCGATCCGATGGGCACGTCTTCCCCGAGATCGCCCCACCACCCTCGCGGATCGTTGGTGCCGTCGGGTATCGCGTCGTCAGCGTTCGCTGTGCGATCTGTGAACAGGCTGATGAGAATGCCATTATCGAGATCATTGCCCGTGGCGAGTGCGGGCCCGACAAGCTGCCAGTCGCCCCGGCTGTTGTCGACGTCCCAAACGATCGTGATATCGGGCATCGGTTACTCCGTCTGATTCGGAGGGTTTGACGTGCGCGTGCTTCCGCCGAGCTGGATATTCGGGACGTCGTGCGAGTGCCCGTCATAGATCTCGCGATCGCCCGCCATGCTGCGTCCTGTCGTGTCGACGTTGTCGGTGATGTCTCCCGTGCTCTCGATGGGCGCCTCGACCCGCAGCTTCGTCAGGTTCGTGAACAGGACCGGGTTACCCCCGCCGTCGACCTTGATGCCTGACTCCGTCAGATAGACGGACTGCCCACGACTATCGTGAATCGCTACCTCGCCACTCGCGAGCTGCTTCATCCGATAGGTGGCGTTTCCCGTCCCGATAACCACGCCGTTCGATCGATCGCCGCCGCCGAAGATCACGACCGCGTCAGATCCGTCGGGAGGGTTCGAGACGAAACCATACTCCGCGCAGCGCGGAATGTTGTCGATGGTCTCGAGCGGGCTGAACTTGACCTGCATGCGTTGCACGTCGCCCGCATCGGCGACCAGTTGCACGATGCCGCGTGCCAGCCCATTCAATACTCGCCGTGCCGTGCGCGTTAGATAGTCGCTCATGGTGCGTTGGGCGCGCCGCGCACGACGTCGGGTGACAGCGGCTGCAAGATGGTCGGCTCGGGCGTGAATGCTGCCGGCGGCATCAGCAGAAGGGACGCGTGGGTGCCACCCTCTTCGTCGAGCGTGTAGGTGACTTCGGAAATCAACATGAAGGTCTCTTCCGGAATCTTGAGCGGCGGTATCGTGACCGGAACGAGCGTGTTGGGCGTCCAGAGCGCGCCGCTGCCATCCCGCCAGCTGTCAGTCAGTACTCGAACGGCCTGCGATCGGCCCGCCCTGCGCGCCGCCTCCCAGTTCGCCCGTTCCTGCGCAATGTTGCGGCCGGCCTGAACCTGCTCGGAGACGACATACAAATTGCGAAATCGGTCGACTGTCGCGTCGGTGGCTGTTGCGACGGGCACCAGATTCACGCCCGCATCGCCCATCGTCTGCATCGTGAGCAGATACACATCGATCTGCGAATAACGCAGATCCGCCGCCCACTCGAATTCCGCTTGCTCAACGTTCTCGCCATAAACAAAACCCGAGGAATGCGCTTCGACGCCCGCGCGCGCTAGTCTCAGATTGCCGTCGGGCAAGTCATACGCGAGCAGCCCCGCATATCGCGAAACACGCTCGATAACCTCGAACGCCGATTCGCCGATCATCAGGTTGATCTGCGGGATGCTCGGTCCATCGTTGCCGTCGCTCGTCGCGGTGATGCCGTAGCTCTTCGCGAGCTTCTGCGCGATCTGCAGCGCATTTGAGCCACTGATCTGACCGCCCGGCCATACTGCACTGCAGTCGACCAGATCCTGACACTTCCCGCGGCCCACCACCCGGATGTAATGCCGTGTATCCGATACTCCAGGCGCGACGCGATCGACATACCCCGTGATCACGACGTCGTTGCCGAGCGCCACCTGACACTTCTGCCCGGGTATCGCCGTAATCGATTCGAGTTCGTCCGGATACACATCAGTCATCTCGATCTCGAAATCGCTAGGCAACCGCTCGATGCCGCGCGTCACGCGAATGCGTTCCCAGCCCGAAACGTTGGACCCGTCGAGCATTAAAGTCAGATCGTCTGCCATCTTCAGGAAGAAAGTGCCTTGAATGTCTGAGGCATGAAGGCCGGATGTGCAGGGTTGGCTTGCGCGACGAGCTCGTCTGCGCGGCTCGCGTCGCGGTAGAGACGTTGCGCGATAACGAGAGCAGGAAGATTCGCCTTGAAAGTGAAAGTCGCGATCGACGCGAGACCGGCGCCACGCTTGTTCAAGTCCTGCACAACGGCCGCGCGAAGCGTACGCAACGCGCCGTAGGTCGAATCCTCGCCTTGATTGCCAGCCACCTCGATCTCGGCGTCGACCAGCGACGTAACGGCGTCCCGGACTGCGGCCGCATCGTCCGACGATGTCGGTTGATACTTTGACGCTGCAGTCGCCACCGACGCGATCGCGGCACGGCGGAACAGGTCGCCGGAGGCAGCCTGCATTGTCGCCATGGCGTTGCCGATCGTCGACGACGTCGTGGGCGAATTCGGATAGAAGTCGGCGAGAGCCGTCAGCAGTCGAATACCGTCGGCCGGACTCGGCGCGGCCGCTAATAGCGATGCCGCGACACCTTGGGCCGCGCTCGCATAGGCGTCCGTCGAACTCGCGTCGAGGCCAGCTGCGGCTGTCGATAACGCGCTCGACGCCTCGGACACCGCGGTGCGCGACTGAACCGCCTGCATGATCGCCTGATCAACCGTGGTGGCCGTCGATGTTGAGGCGCCCGGGTACTTGCTGAACGTCGGCACGGTCGCGCTACCGGCAAAACGACCGAAGGCGCCGGGCAGATCGAACACGAGATGCACAAGGTTTCGCGCATCACCCACCAGATTCTTTGCGGTCGTATACCAGCTGAGAGCAGTTCCGACGGCCATGTTGACGACCGACGCACCATAAGCAAGCGTGTTCAATGCGCGAGCAGCAAAATCAGCGGCCGCTGACAGTCCGAGCGCTGCCGCGGCTGATGCAATCAGGCTTGTCGTTCCATTCGCAGCAGTTGGAAAGACGCGATCGCCGCTTTCGATGAAATCGAACTGCAGCTCGAAGTATCGGCCCTTGTCCCAGCGCTCGATAACGCGAAAGTCCATCAGGCTGACGGTGCGACGTCCATAGGTCGGATGCACCAGCTCACCCGTATCTTCGTCTTCCACCAGCTTGATCAGCGCCTCTCGCTGATCGACGACGTCATCGCCGACGAGGTATCCGAGCACCTGAAACCGCCGTTCGGCGCGGCCCATGTCTTCAACCCACGGCTTGTCGCGCTTCGGATATCGGTGAACTACATTGCGCCGGCCGAACGAACCCTCTGCCGAGAGCGAGATGAACGGCATTTTTTTGAATGATGCCGGGCGCAGCCGATCGAAATAGGATCCCATCGTCCCGCCGAGCCGCGCGGCAAGCGAGCTGGCGAGATTGGTAATGCCGGATGTCGTGCCGAGCACGGCACCCGATCCGCCGCCTACATTCATAGAGCAGCTCCAAGATCCATTGTTTGACCGGTGCGCACGTTGGTATCCACGTTCCGGGATGAGCTGACCGACGTGCGTGTGCCGCGCGGCGCGCCCTGCAGATTGATATCGACCTTCACAACCTGCTCGCCCGGGCCCAGAGACGCCTGCGTCGAGTCTCCGGCCGGCTGGTTGGCGGAAGCGACAGCTGGGCCACCGCCGTACAGACCGGAAAGCTGATTCGCGAACTGCGATCGCGCCGCCGCCTCGCTATCGGCGCCGCCAGGCCGCTCGTAGAGTCGGGAGACAATGTCGGCAGCCTGTTCAGGCGTCGATGCGCCGGCCAGCGCGGACCCTGCTGCACGTTCGTTGCCGTTGCGCAGTTCGTAGTCGACGAAACCGAGCTGCTGCTCGAGCGTCGAGTTTCCGATCCAGTTACCCGCCCATTTCTGAAATGCGTCTTGCCGATCCTTGTGCCACTGCGCGATCCCGTATGCCTGACCGTTGTCGCCGACCGCCGTGGGATCAACCTGGCTCTCGCGCTGCAGGTTCGCCACGATGCCGATCGCTTGGGACCGCGACCAGCCGCGCGACTGAAAATATTCGATTGCAGTCGTCGTGTTGCCATTGACGCCGGCGGCCAGCTCGTCGTTCGTGCTCAGTCCGTTGCCGCGAAGCGCATTGCCGAAGCGTTCGAAGCCCGTACCCACCCGCGAGCCAAGATGCGCAACGTGCATGAGGATCTCGTACGAGCGCGAGACGAGATCGAAGAAGTCGCTCGCACCACGCTTCGCCTTCTCCCAGTCGAAGCTCTTGATCTCATCGGACAGGAACCGCACCGCACCCGCGACGCCATCGATAAGCTTCTGCTTGTTCTCCGGCACCGCGAGCCACTGGCTCATAAGCTCGATTGCCGGCTGCAACACCGGAATAAGCGCATTGCCCAGTGCGTCCTTCAGCGAGACGACCGATAGCTCGAGCTTCGCAATATTCTGCGCATCTTCCTCGGCCTGCCGGATCGCACTCGGGTCCATGGTCGCGTGCAGGTTGTCGAATTGCCGCACCAGGTCCTGAATCGCGCTCGGTCCTTTGATCAGCAGAGGCAACAGCGACTCCGCGCCGAACGCCTGTGCGATCTGCCGCGCCGACTGGATATTGCCACCGGCGCTCAGGTTCGAACGGATCGCACGGGACACGTCCAGCATCGCGCGAGAGACGTCGACGGCGCCGTCGGCAGTACGGTGCAGCCCGATCTGCCACGCGCTCATCAACGCCAGCGTCTCCGGCGCGCGTCCATTCACGGCGCCCTGCATGGTGTCGCCAAGCGCCTGCAGCGACGCGTCCATGCTGTCGGTCGAGAGGCCTGCCAGGCGAGCGACGCCGCGATATTGCTGCAGCTGCTGTGTGTTGATGCCGAGCAACGTCGACGTCCGGTCGATTTCCTGTCCCGCGCGTCCCCAGCCGGTCACGATCGACGCCAGACCCGCAATCGATCCGAGTCCGCCCAACAAACCGAGCGGCGTCGCAATCATCGTGATCTTGGCGAGCAGGCCGCCGGCCGCGCGCGTCGCCGACGTCAGGCCGCGCACCAGACGGCTCAATCCAGTTTCCCGGCTCAGCGAGGCCAGCGACTTGCCCAGGGCCGTGACCGGCGCGAAGGTGCTCGCTATCGAACCCTTGACCTTGCGGACAGTCGACGTCGCGCGGTCAACAGCGGTGATGACGAACTGGATCTTGTTAGCCATGCTTGGGCTTTGCGGAAAGGATTCGCTTCGCTTCGATCAGGTGCCACTCGACGTCACTCCATGTGGCATTCCAGAGTGACGCAGGCGCGATGTCCCAGAAGTGTGCGGCGTCCGCGAGCATCTGTTCCCAGCCGTCCGGGAGAGCGTTCGCGCCGGCGACCAGCATGCTCAGTCGGGCCGCCGGCGAATCTGAAAACCGTTGAAGTAGCCGGTGGCGGAGTGAAAATCGCGTGCGCTCAGCGCGCGGACCGTTTTGCGCGGCACACGCGCGACGATCGAAATCAGTTCGATCGATGACGCGAACGGGCCGCCAGCCTGCCGCGCCTTGCGGCGCTGCAGGTTGGTCGGCTCGCACAGATCGAGCTTCGTCGCATTGAGCGCGGTCGCGTCGTCCGTCAGCTTCACGGGCGCCTGCAGCTCGAGCGAGAACTCATCCGGGCTGCGAACATCCGGCATGAGTACCGCTTCATCGGCGAAGCCGCTAAAGAAATCCTCCGCTTCGTCGATCTCGCTAGAGAAAAGCTCATCGACGACATCGATGGGCACGCCGCTGACGATAGCGACCAGCGCAACGACGAACCCATATTTGCCGCCCGATTTCTCGGCCTGCTCATAATCTCCAGCGAGAGGCTCGCGCAGCTGCAGCTCGGTGTACGTCTTTGCGTTTTCGCCCTTCCCGACGGTAATCGGACGGCGAAACGTGAGGGTCATGGTTTCTTGCACGGATCAGTTCTCCGACACGTCCGGACCTTCCCATTCCACGGGGAACGTGGCGTCTTCCGCCTTGGCCCCCTGAGGATTGACGGTCCACATGTTGCGGCCGATGACGGTTTTGCCGTTCGCCAGCTCAACGGTGACCGTCACGTCGTCCATCTGGTTGATCTGCTTGAGCGACAGGCCGCCCATATCCCGCAACGTGGCTTTGATAGAGCCGACCTTTGGCTTTTCGCTGAAGCCGTGGACGGTGTCCTGCCCGGTCAGCGATTCGCGAGCGCGCTCGCTCGGGTCATATTCGAAATCGCCAGCTACCGGGTACGAGACGCCATCGACCGACAGGTACGCTGTGCCGGCAATGCGATTTTTCGTGTTCGACATTTCGTGCTCACAAAAAAGAGAAGCCGCCCCGAGGCGGCCTGTTTGGCATCAGCGTGAGTTACTGCAGCCTGAACTGGGCGAGCAGCGCGAAAATCCGCAGGCCGCCGATCAGCGTGCCGTCCCACAGCTCGTTGACGCGGCTCGGATTCTGCGAATCGATTTCGACAATGAGGCCGGCCGCGAACGCGTCGCTGTTCTGGACGTAGCCCTCGAACTCCATCGCCTTGTATTCGGCGATCTGATCAGCGCGGATCGTGTTCGGCGTCACGATGTTTGCGCCCGGCGCAAAGCGCGTGCCATTCGCTGCCAGCTTCTTCCGACCGTATTTCGAAGTGACGACGCCCTTCAGGCGGCGGAGAACATACATCAGCAGGAACAGGGTCTCGACCTGCAGGTAGCTGTTGTCCGGCTGGCCAAACGGGTTCTTCTGGTAGGTCGTGATCAGGTTTTCAACCGCGACCGTGCCATCGTCGGCGACCGTGAACGTGGTGATACCGTCGAACAGCAACGTGTTGCGGTCCGTGAGCGCGAAGCGCGACGCGACCGGCGGCGGCAGGAAACTCGACAGAGCAACCGTCTGCAGTGGCAGACCGGGATCCGCACGGAGCGCCACCGCAACCGCGCCGCTGTAATCCGCTGCCAGCAACCATGCGGGCGTCGGCGAGTCGTTGAAACCCATCACCGTCCCGTGCTGGTCGTTCCGCGTGACGCCGAACGTCGTGAGCGCGCCGACCGTGCCGCGGTAGGCTGCGAAGAAGTGCCCGTAGATCTGCTTCGACCAGCTCCAACGTCCGTTCGTATCGTTGAGGAAAGACTTCAGCGCATCGAGTGACGTCGCGTCCGTGTACGGCATCACGATGAAGTCGAACGGCGCATCGGCGAGATTCGCCAGCGCGGTGGTCAATGACGGGTTCACGGATCCGCCAGTCATCGCCGTGATCGTGAACGCCAGCCCCGTCGGCGTAACCTCTCCGTTGGCCGCGCCGCGATAATTGACTCGAATGTCAATGTCGTTGCCGGCGAGCCCCTTGTTCTTCGCCGTGAAATTCACCTTCGAGGTGGTGGTGCCGTCGACGGCAGCCGTCACCGGCAGATCGGTGTTTGCATTGATCGTTGCCGTGAGAGCGGTCGCGAGTTGCGCGGCCGTGAGCGACGATGTCACGTTTTGCGTGACCAGTTGCCCAGCGAGGTACAGAAACAGAACGCCGGCTGCGGTTGCGGCCGCAGTGAAGTTGATCGAACCCGCTGCGGCGACGGCGCTCGGATCGTCGGCGAGCGGCAGGTACCAGACTTCACCAAAGCTATCGCTATTGCGATAAGCGGCGGTCATTAGCGCGAGCATCGACCCCGGACCGCCCGCCGATTTCGCGTCCGCGGCGCCTTGGGAAATTACGGGAATGTTGGGCGTCGCGGCGCCGGCCGACGTGATCTGACCGATGATGAGTGCGCGCTGTGTCTGGGTGGCGCTATTGGCCTGACTGTTGTCGACTTCCGCGTAGAAAAGCGGAACCCGGATCTGGTCGCCGGCCGGAATGTTCTTGAACGGTACCGTCATGATCAGGCGCCCCCTTCACGATGCGTCGACGTATCGTCAACGGCATTGGTTTCGGCGTGATCCTGATCACGCACTTCGACCTCGGTTTGCGGCGAAGCCTCCTTCGGCGCGGGCCGCTCGGCGAGCTCGACATCCTTGTCGCTCAAACGCTTCACCCAATAGAGGTGATCGTCCGGCACGTCGCGCCCCTCGTCGGGCAGGAAGTCCTTCATATCCGGGTCGCGGATCTTCATACCCGCTGCGGGTTTGACGAACATGCGTCACTCCTAATCAGAAAAATCGAGGTCGATAACGCCCTCAGCACGTCCGTCGGGCCCCGTGGTGCGCGGTGCCGGCGGAATTGCATCGGGGAAAGGCGCGTCTGGATAAGTCCCGTTCGGATCAAACGGGCTCGCGAGGTCGACGGTGAGCTGCATGCGCTCGAGGGTGTTGTTCACATCGGGCTCGAACGCCTCATAGATCTGGAAGTGCAGCGCGATGCTGATAGCCGCGAAATGCACTCGGCCGTCCGAGCTGTATTCCGTCGTCGTATCAATGGCCGGGAAGTCCTGCGTCTCGCCACGAATCCCGACGTCACGCAGCAGGATGTCCTCGATGGTTGCGCCGAGCGCATCGAGCGCACCCTGCGCGGCCTCGGCAGTCGACCCGGAAACGATTCCCCGGATCTCGATAACGAAGTCAGTGTTGAACTGGGTCTGCCCGTTTGCCCCCAACGACGCTTTGCGCTCGACACCATTTCGCACGAGGATCGCCGGCAGCTTCGGCGGCGGCACACTCCAGTCGCCGGGAGATTGGATCGTTGGTGCGGCAGCTGCCGTTTGCAATGCAGCCACAACTAGCTGCCGCATCGCTGCGCGCCCAGTGGGATCAGCCATCGCTACCACTCACGAGGTTGAGCATCAGACCGCCGCCGCCCCAGCCGTCGAGCCGCGCCTCGCGCACGACATAGATGAGGCCAGTGCGGATGATCTGCAGCTGATCGTCCTGCACCGGCGCCGACGCGAATTGCGACTGCTGGATCCCCAGTCGAGGCTGGACCGTCGCCACCTGCGCGCCATCAACAATCGACAGCTCGAGGAAGGCCTCGTCGAACACGCCGTCGATCTCGTAAGACGCGGCGCCGGAGACGGGCATGTACAGCACCCGCTCCGCCTCGCCGAACGTCTTCATCACCACGCCGTTCATCCGGTCGGTGACGGCGCGCCAGTCGAATGGCATGGCTTACGAGCCGGCGCGACCCGTCTGCAACATCTCCGGTCGCGTGCAGATATGCAGCGGGTAGCTGTAGCCCTCGACCTTCCACCACGAATTGCGGTCACGGTCGAAGATCGGGATCATGTACGTCGGCTTGCCCGGCGTGTTGACCCATTCGAACGACTCGCCCGGCGCCAGCGCGCGGCGGAACACGCCGGGCGCGCCGACCGGGAAGAACTTGACCTTGTCGTCCGGAATCTTGATGGTCGTGTTGTCGTCCGACCCGCGATAGTTCATCCAGTAAATGCCGGCGAACTTGAACGTATCGAACGCCGCGCCCTGGCTGTCGTCGCGCAGATCTGCCGCAGCCGACCAGTTGATGAACGTCTGGATCACGTCCTTGTGATTCACGAATTCGTCGTAGAACTCGTCGCCGCACATCGCGTACACCTTCGTCGTCGGAAGCCATGCACCCTGCGCCTTGCGCATCATTGCGCGGCGGATCCCGTTGCAGATCGGGCGGATGGAGTTCGCGGTCTGGGCGGAAAGATCAAACGGCACTTCCGTCGCCGGCGTAATGCCGAATTCGTCGAAGAAGTTGTAGATCACCGATCCGTTTGCGTCGAGCAGGATCCCCTGCAATGCCGCCAGGCGATGGTACTCCCACGTGTACTCGATGTTGCGCAGCAGACCCGTCGGGCCGCTCACGCGGCGAGCGACTTCCGCCTGCACCTGCATGAGCTCCGACTCCGTGCCAAACGCGCGGATGTCCTGGATCTCATTTGCATAGATCGTGTCGCTATGCATCAGGCGCGGCACCTTGAAGTACCGCGCGCCGCGCTGCTCGGTGACGCGCTGCGTGCCTTCTGCGCCGCGCGGCGATGTCGGAATCAGGATCAACTGACCCTGACGTTGTTCTACGGCGAGCACCGTATTGCGGATCGGTTCATCCTCGAAAATGTCGAGGTCGCCGAGCCCCTGCGGCTGATACGGATATTTGTCGACCGCAGCGGTGAGCTGGATGGTCGAGAAGGCATCCTGATGGAATACGTCCAAACTGGCCATTATCGGCTCCAGAAATAATAATGGCCGCGAACGCGACCAAGTGACAAACGACGGAAGAGACTGCGAGGGATTCGACTTAGCGGGTAATGATCCCGATTGCGGCAAGCTGCCCCGTTGCCGTTGCAATCTGTGTTGCGGTGATGCCCGCCGGCCAGATCAACTCGCCGCCGTTCACTTCGGCATCGCGAATCACCGCGAGCCCCGGCACGTCTGCTGCCGTCGCGTCATACGTGCCAAACGAGATGCCAGCTGCGACCTGCGTGCCATCGGTCGCGACCGGATTGAGCGGCACCAGCTTCGCGGAGACGGCCGACACGGTGACGTCGAACTCGTCGCCAACCACGAAGTCCGTTGCACCGTCGGCGATCGCGAACTTGATGCCATCGGAGAACGTCTGGCCGACGACGACATCGCCGATCACGTCGCCCGTCGGATCGAACACGCGAAAGGTCCCGCTGTTCGCAGCAGCTGCCGTGCAGCGCACGACGTAGACGCCGGCCTGCGCGTTCGGCAACACGGGCGTCGTCGCGTCCAGCGTGAACACACCATTGCCCGTGTTGCCGGCCTTCGCTGCCGCGTTTGCGGTGCCACCTGCCTTCTTCGCCACGACTTCGCCCGGAAGGTGCTTCACCGCGCCGCTGAACGTCATCGGGTCGCGCGAACGGTGACCGCGCGCCTCGGACACGAGAAATCCACCGTCGTGCCGGTTTTCAGTGAGAGGAGTCTGAGCCATGATCGGATTCCAGAGTGAGGGATTGGACTACGGTGCCTACGCTTAGCGGCGACGCTTTGCGCCGGCTTTCTGGAACGCAACGTCCCAGCTGGCCGCAATCGACTGCTCGCTGTTCGCGTTGCGGTCGCTGTCGATGCCGAGGTTCGGGTTCTGGCGACGCCCGCGGCTACCCTCCGGTGCTGGCGAACCGTCCAGCACCTCGATAGCCTCACTGCGCGTCATGGACGTCGTGAAAGCCAACTTGCAGGCGAGAACCGGATTGCGCCCGGCGCCCTTGCTGGCGAAGATCGCGGCGCAACGCGCGCGTTCACGACGGCGCGCGCGAGCAGCTGCGCTTTTGCCGCGCATCTCCTCTTCATCGTCATCGTCGTCGGCGGCCGGGTCACCGTCGTCGTCCCCGTCCCCGTCGTCATCTGCGGCCTTGGCTTTCTTGCCCTTCTTGCCCTTGCCGCTGTCGTCTTCCTCATCGCCGTCACCCTCGCCGCCGTCGCCATCACCGTCCCCGTCGGCGCTGCTGCCACGGGCGTCGCCATTTTCGCGATTCTGACCATCGTCATCTTCGTCAGAGGCGCGCTTGCCTTTCTTGCCCTTGTCATCGGACGTGTTGTTCTCGTCCGATGCACGAGAACCGCGGCCAAGATGGGCGAAGCTCAACCCACCTCGCGACATGAGGTTGCGTAACGTATTGCTCATTGGATTTACCCTGATGGTGGGATGAATCAGCCCAGCTCGTCGAGCAGGGAAGCGAAGGCTTCGTCTGGTGCCATGACGGCATCGGCGAAGCCGATTTCGACGCCAGCGGCGCCGAGAAAGGTGCCGGCCTCCGTGTCGCGCACGACGGCCGTTTTGAGATCGCGATTGCGGGCGACGGTCTTGACGAAGATCTCACCCATCTTGTCGACATCCGACTGGAAGCGCGCGAGGGCTTCCTTCGACAGCGGATTGAACTCGTTGCCGTCGGCTTTCTTCGCGCCGTAGTGAATAAGCGTGACGTCGATGCCGGCTTTCGAAAGTGCCTGCGACATGTCGACGTGCATGCAGATCACACCCACGCTGCCGGTGCCGCCCGTGCGCGGGACGATGATTCTGTCAGCGGCGCTTGCGATCGCGTAGGCGGCCGAATAGGCGCTCTCGGTGAGGACGGCCCAGATCGGTTTGCGTCCGCGTGCCTCATAGATCGCGTCGACCAGATCAAAGCAGCCCGCCACTTCGCCGCCCGGGGAGTCGATATCAAGCATGATCGCGCGCACATCCGGATCGCCGAGCGCCATGCTCAGCAGCGCGCGGATGCCGTCGTAACCTGTCATGCCGGAATAGGGCTCCAGCATGCCGAGCTTGTGCACGAGCGTGCCTTCGATCGGAATGCGAGCCACGCCCTGCGCAACGTCATAGGGCTTGTACCGCGCTTCTTCGCTATCGTCCTCGGCATCGAGAAACGCCCGCGCGCCACCGTTCGCCAGCTCGAGCGCTGTGCCGTCGCCGCGAAAGAGATGCGAGATGCCGAAGCGGTCCGCGAGCGCGGCCATCACAACTTCCGCCTTGTGCGGCAGGATCGCGATCGGCACATTGAAAAGCCGCGTGGCCAGGTGGGGATAGTTGATCATGCTGCCTTTGGCTCTTCGGGAGGTTCATCGGTTCGCGAGGCGAGTTCGGCGCCGCCCCATTCGGGCAGCGGCATGCCGCGCTCCCTGAATGCCTGGATCTCGATCTGCCGCTGATCGATGACTTCTTCCCAATCCAGGCCCTGCTCGGCCGCTTCCTGCTTGAGCGTGGTGAGCGCGGCATCCATCTTGAGAATGGATCCCTGCGGCTCTTTGACGGGATCAACCCAGCCACGCGCGGGCCCGAGCCAAGAGCACGCCGCGTAGGCTGTCGCTGCCTCAATGAAGTCGGGCGCGCCCTTCGGCAGCGGCAGCTCGTCGTTCTCCATCGATTCGCGGAGCCACACTGCATACATGGGCGTCGCGGTGCCGGCCGAAAAATCCAGCCGACGGCGGATCAGCGTCTTCCAACCCTCGAGCATCGAGCCGCGCATGTTCGAGTAGTTGCTTCTCGACCAGTCCTGCGTGACCTGCTCGATCGGTACGCCGAGCGCAGACGCGACGCAGCCCTGCATTTCGTGCACGAACTCCGTAAAGCCGTTGTGCGGGTGATCGGACGTCAGTGCCTTGATGTCTTCGCCCGGCGCGAGAGCCGGAACGCGCACGCCGTTGAACATCGCCGGGCGCTCATCGTTCCAGTCCTTTCGCAGGCTCTGATAGAACTTGAGTTCCTGATCGCCTCCGAGCGCATCCTGCACTTCGGACGGATCGTATGGGCTCGTGACATATGTGCCGATCGACGCAGCGAGCGCGGCGGCCTGCAGTTCGATCCCGTAGTAGCGCGCGAGCATCTTCGCGTGCGCCAGCACCGGAAAGAACACGCCGATACCACGATTCTGGCCAGCGCGATCGCGGTCATAGTCGTGAATCACGCGCCGCCAGCCGTCGTCATCTTCGCGCTCGACACGCTCCCACTCCATGCTCTCGACGGCGTTGTACCAGTCGTTCTGGTGCGCACGCCGGATGTGATACGCGATCGGCACGCCGTCATCGTCGACCTCGACGCCTCCACGCAGGTGCCTCGTATCGACCATCTGCATGGGGTTCGACAGGCGGTCCGGGTCCACGACGAGATAGCACGTCGCGTAATGCGCGGCGCCGCGGCCGACGCGCTCGGGCTTCCAGTAGTTGACGATCAGATCTTCGCCATCGATCAGCTTGTGACGCAGCGCAAGACGCAACTGCTGCGAAACGGTCAGTTGCCGCGACACGTCGTTGTAGCGGCCCAGATCGTTCGAGAACAGGCGCCAGCGCGCCTCGGCAGCACTCGCAAACTCCTTCGCCCACTGGATATCGAAATTTGCACCGCTGATCAGACGCAGCGCGCGATAGTCCGGGGCCGCGGACAGGCGCAACGAAGCACCAATCGCGTTGTCGAGTATCCTGGTGATACCACCGCTCGACCGCCCGTCATTGCGAACCTGATCACGCGAGCGCGCGACCATCCGATCGCGGAACTGGGTGATCTCGGCGTCGGGCGAACGGATCCACGGCAGCCACGCGCCCATCTCCTGCGTCTGCCACTCCGCAGCCTGATACGGAAAGTACGCGGCGCCTATCTGGCTGCCGAGCGGCATCCCATTCGGATACTCGCTGCGCGCGCGACGAATGGGATTACCTCGCACGTCGACGAGCGTGATGTCTTTACCCATCAGAACACCGGCGTGATATAGCGGCGGCGATTGATACAGACGCCCGGGTTGAGCGCCTGTTGCAGCTCGGCGATCAACATGCGCAGGTTGGCCATGCTCGTCTGCTGAAACGTCACGCTCCTCGAACCGTCGCCCTGCGCGTACGACACCGTAACGGCCTTCTCACCGGTGCGTAGATCGATCAGGGCCTGCTGCGCCTGGGCGAGCGCGGCCTGCAGCTGCGCATCGCTCATGCCGTAGTACGGCGAGCTGAGATCGGTAGTGGCCATAGGATTTAGCGAAAACGGTGAACAGCGGATTTCGATTTCTGCTGCGCGGCGCCGGAGCTCGACGTCGATTGCGGCGCACTCGGCGCCGGTGTGGCCGGCCCCGCGATCAGGGATGTGTTCGTGTCCCATGGCGCCGCCCACGACGGCGGCTTGGTCCAGTCGATCTGCGACAGACCATGGAGATGCGCCATCACGTGTGTGAGCACCATCAGGTCGAGAGCCTCGTTGCGGCGACTCTTGATGGCCTTCTCCCAGCGGCCGTTCTTCGCGCGCGTTTCCGCGGTGAGCTGCTCGAACCAGACGTGAGGTTCTTCGGGAGACCGCAGCGCATGCGGGAAATGCACATACCATTCGCCGACGTCGGCTTTCTGGAGCTGGCCAGAGAGATCGTCCTTGAAGCTGTTCGGGTTGAACTGCGCGACGGGGACGGTGCCGCCGGCGGCCGCGCGATTCGATTTGCGCGCTGTGTCCGGATACGTCACGACGAGCCGCTGCGCAAGCAGCGCACTGGCGCCCTTCGTGGGAAGTACTGTCCACGCGTCGCGCCCCGCGATCCTGCCGATCAGGCGGACAATGCCGTCCATCTTTCTCCAGCGCCGCCACGCGGAATACGCCTGCTGCGTCACGCCCGCTTCGCCGCCGCTATCGAAACCGAACGCGCGAATCGGCATCCGGCGCCGCGTGCCGTCGGCCAGTGGATAGGTGCGTGTGATGATCTCGAGCAGCTGGTCCCAATCGTCGGCGTTCGTCGCCGGATCGCCCAGCAGCCGCCCCTTCTCGATCACCCAGCTCTCGCCGTCGACGCCCCAGCCGCGCACCAGCCATTCGAAGCGGCCGCCGTTCGCGTCGACACCCGCGGTGAGGAACCGGACGCCCTCGGGGATCTCGGCCAGCTTGAGCGCCGCCTCGGCGCGCTCCGCGAGCACGTTCGCGTCGATCGAACCCGTGCCGCGCTTGGGCGAGTACAGAAAGCCCCACTGTTTGGCAACGACCTGACGAAGCGTCTTGTCATCACCGTCGACTTCATACTCGCGCTCGGCTTTCGCTTTCGCGCGCGCGAGACCGCCAATGCCGCCCAGGATGAATGGCGACATGGCGCCAACGATCCAGAAACCGGCGCTATCGCGCGCGACTAGCTCGCCTGTCACGACGCCGTCCTGCGATATCTCTTGCCCGTCGCCAACCCACCCGCCGAACGGGGAGCGATACGCGGCGAGGTTCATGGCGCGCCGCTCGCGGTCCTCAATCAGACAGCCGTTCACCGGGCAAATGAGCCGTGCCTTCTCCTGGATCTCGTCGAGGCTCCAGTCATCCTGATAGTGCAGCGTCATATACCGCGAGGCGATCGGTACCGGGCTCGACCACGCACCGCAGTGCGGGCATGGCCAGTACCAGACGCGGCGATCGCTGTCTCCGTACAGCGCCATGATGCCGGCGGTCCAGTCACGCTCCGGAACCATTCCTCGAGCACGGTCCGGGTGGCTCATCGCGAGCAGCATGGACTGCCGTCCAAAGGTCTGGCGCCGCACGTCGAGCACGGCCTTGATGTCGCCCAGAGATTCGGGATACGCATCGACCTCGTCGGCCACGATCCGCGGCGCCGACTTGTTGATCAGATTGTTGTCGTTCGCCGAAAGAAACTCGACGCGCATCGCGTCGAACATCTTGAAGTGAAGCGAATCGTCGACCGGCTTCGATCCGAGCTTCATCGCCATCTCAGCGTGGCTTCTGATCTGCGTATTGATCCGGCTCTTCACGAACGCCTCGAGGCCCGGATCCGTCTGCATGTACCAGAGCATGTCGCCCGGGTCATTGGCGACCGACTTGAGCAACCAGTTCTGCGCGATCTCCGTTTTGCCCGACTGGCCGGGTCCGACCACTACCGTCGTCAGATAGTCGAGCCGCGTGAGTATCTCCATCGGCGCGACGAGATACGGCGCTTTCTCGTGGTGCCAGCGGCCCACGAAGCCGCCGCCCTGATTGGATAGCCAGCGGTTCATCGCCGCGTACTGCGCCACCGTCTCGCGCTTCGGCGGGATGAATGCCGCTAAGGCCTCGCGACCGATCTGGTATGCGTCGGCGTAAGCGTGCTCAAGCATCGGGACCTAGCAGTACGTTCAGCTCGTCGACCATCGTGGCGCGCAGGTCGTCGGTCAGATCCCGGATCTCGTCGGCGTTTTCCTGCGGGAGCCCGAGCTTGTCGACCACCTGGTCGGCGAGCCGGTCGAGACCCTTGCCGAGGTGCACGAGCATCTTCGTGATCACCTGGCGCATCACTTCGGCCTGCACCAGCTCGCCGCGATCGCGCCGCAGCTTGTCCTCGAGGATCTCGGCCTGCACCGCGTCGCGCCGTTGCCGCGCCGTCTGCTCACCCGTGTGCACCACCGGCTCGACACCCGCCGGCGGCACGACCGAGTACTTCGCGCCCGGGTATGGATTGCCTGAGGCCTTCGGATCGCTGCGCTGATCGAAGTGCACTTCGGCGCCCGTCGCCGGTGCCGGCGCCGTCGGGTGCGTTCCGCTTTCCAGATAGGCGCGCACGGCGGCGAGATCGAATGCCCAACCACCAGCGCGTGTGCCGCGCTGCGCGATCGGGAAATTCAAGTCGCTGTCGAGCCGACGGTCGAGCTTGGGCCGCGTCCATCCGAGCGCTTCGCAAAGCGCCGCCTTGCCGATCATCCCGTCGCTGCCCGCCGGTGTAACGACGTCCGGTGTAACGGTTTTCGCCTGCCCCCGAGTTTTGCCGCCACCGTCCGTTACACCACGCTTCCCAGACGCCGCGTGGCTTTGCGCTGCGTTTGATGCCGCCATAGGTGTAACGTGTAACGGGATTTTTTTACTCAACAGAACGGGAGAAACGGGCGCGCGCAGTGCCCGCGTGCCGGAAGGGCGCCCGGAAGGACCCGCCCCACCTTGGTGCCGACCCTCCCGCCGCTCAAAAAATAGGCAAATCGTGCAGAGCCTTGCTGGTCGGCCCTCTGCGGGCGGTCGTCGTCCCGTCTCGCGTCAGCGGCGGCGCGTTACCACGGCCTTCGCGAGCGCTTTGCCGAACTCGACGGGGAAGGCGCGCTGCACGACCGCCTGCGCGCGGCTGCCGAACTCGAGATGCTGCCTGACTGGCTTGGCATCACCGAACCGGATTAGCAGCTTCAGATGGCCGCTCTGATTCTGGCCGCGCAATGCCTTCGTCTTCGCGCCGGGCGTGCGAACTACCTTCGTTGGCGCGGGCCGCTGCCACACACCACCGATGCTTTCACCGCTGCGTGTCTTGATCGTCCCCACGAAGATATCGGGCCTGCCCTTGAGCCTGTTGAGCGTCGTCGTTGACAGGTTGCCGTACTTGTTCAGGAGCGTCAGGTCTTTCGGATTCAGCCACGTCTTGCCAAAACCGATCAGCTTGTGCGTGCCACCGAACTCGTACGGCGCGAGATACGCCGCCGCAATGTCCTTGATGTAGACGACGGCCTCAGGGTTTGACTTCGTTGCGCCCTTGACTGCGACCGAGTTGACCGTGAATGGCGTGGGCCGATCGAAGATCTTCGGCATCGCGTCTTTCTCTTCCTGTGCTGCAAGCCGCGCGACAGCGGTGACTGTCTGCGCTATTGCGAACGGCAGTTGCTTGCGCTCAACGTCAGATAGTCCACGCGCAACCGCGGCCGCGTTCGAAGCAACCGAGATCGTGAACGGCGCGGACATGGTGAGAACATTCGGGAGGCAATTAAGCCGCCCACGCTGCAGACCGCACGTCCGACTGCGGCTCGCTGTCGAAGTACGGAATTGCCGGGATCTGCAGCGAATCGCGGCCGACAGGGAATGCCTGAACCGCGATGTCGGTCGTATCTTCCTCGTAAAGGGCGATCACCAGCGCGACCGTCGGTTGCGCGAAGAACGGCGCGCGCACGATGACGCTCTCGCCGAGGCGCGGGCGCGCGAGCTTGGGCGCGACGCCCTTGGACTTCGGTTTGTTCATCGTGACACCTGGCTGCAACCTGGGGTTTTCCGACAGTTGCGAGAGCTATAGGGCAATCCTACGATGCCATGTCCCCCGCGGGACGAAAGAGCTGCTGGCGCTGCAACGCCAGTCATAACAAGCCATCCAACCTGGGAGAACACCGACAATGGCTTACTACAAATATGGAAACTATCTGGCGCAGCAACAAGGCGCCGAGTTTGATCAGATTCACCATCCGGGCTCGGTCACACCGTTTTCAGGAATCTACCGATGTGAAGGGTGTGGCGCGAGTTGCGTGTCGACGCAAAATAATGCGTTGCCGCCGCAGAACCATCACCAGCACAACGCCTTACAAGGCGCAATCCGTTGGCGCCTGATCGTTAAGACGCACTATCGCTAATCCGTAAACGGCGAAAGCCCCGGCGAAGCACTGCCGGGGCTTTGGGGACACTTATTCACAGTGTCAGATTGACGCGTATTTTACGGTCCAAAACGGAAGTGTCAAGCACTGCGTCGCGACCGATGAAAAATATGCCCCTTGAAACTCTCACAACAGTAAATATATGTTGGACCCGGCATCGCCCGGGGTCGGCACACCGAGGCAACCACGAATCGGCGTCTGACCACCAATCTTCGTGGGGTTTGGAGGTCCCGATGGGACGATTTTTGAATACTTTGCAGGCACACCAGAACAAGCATGACGAGAAAATTGCTCAAACAGAGGCAGCGGCAAAGGAAGCTCAACGCAAGCGACAACAAGCCGACGTGGCATTCCGACTGTTCGTCAATTCGCAAGTCAACCCGCTGCTCGCAGAACTCGTACACGACCTGACCGCGAGCGGGCGCGACAGCAAAATCGATATCGCGCCGCACAACATCCCCGCCGTTAGCATCGTGCTCAACGTCAAGCCGGGGATGTCGATCAGCAAGCATGCTGCGAACAACAGCACATTCACGGTTCAGTTGAACGATGACAACACCGCGTCGTGCGTCTCCTATCCGGATCAGCGGCAAACGAACCTCTCGGGCTACACGACGCCCATCGGTGGGGAACCGTTCCAACTGCATATTGTCGAGACGGCCCTCCACGATTTCGTTGCGGATGCGTTGAGCCGCGACGATGCCAACTAAAAGTATGCAAAAGGGTGCCTCAAGCACCTTTTTTTTTGGTCGTGTGTCAGCCAATGAACGACAGGGTTGATAGCAATTCGTCGGCGCGCTTCCGCGCCTTCGATTCGAGGCCGTCAATAGCGCTCGCCAAGTCCGGCAATTCAATCGCCTCGTCGTGAAGATGGGCTTCATCCGCGACATCAGCCGTCGCTTCTCCAGCGGCGGCGCGCTTGCGTTTCGATGGCTTGACCTTCGGCTTCGAGCGTCCCTGAAACCACAGCTTGATGACCTGCCAATGCGCGTCGGCCGTCTTCTCCGACACCTCGCACTTAAGCGCCAACGCCTTGATCTCCACCTTCATGCCCGCCGCCTTTTCCACTAGCCCGCGGCGCAGCTGGTAATGAACGATGCGGCCTGCGAGAACGTTCATCGCGGATTGCGTGAGCAGGCTGATCGCTTCCTGATATTCGGGATTCGGAGTGTATCCAGAACAGCACGCGCGGCCGCACGCACATGGCCACGAACGCGGCGCAAAGCGGGCGACCAGTACCGCGCGCTCGATATCAGTGAGCTGCTCGAGCTCGCGCCGGATCATACCTGCCTGTCCGGCACCGTCGTTCCCGCTCAGCCCTTTTCCCGTGCGAGCCGCCGGCGCCGCCATGCGGTCGACGAGCGTCCGGTCCGCGCGCTGCATGGAATAGTTGAAAGCGAAGATCAGCGCATCCTGCGGCGTGCGAAAAAGTGTTTCAACCGTTTCTGTCATTCGATGGTTTCCTTGTATTGCGCACAGCGGTTCCCGTATTTGTGGCCCTTCCTGCATACCCGCTTCGGCGCGCCTAATGGATCTGTACGCAATACCGCGTGATCACATCCGACGCACCGCTCGCCTCTTTTCTCCTCGAGCATGTCGGCCGGGTCACCGACCTCCCACTGCTCGATATCAACTGTCATTCGGTACGCGCGCCGCCGGCCTCGCCAAACATCGCGATGGCAGCTGCATCGCGCCGCACGAGCTTGCCTGTGCGTTCTGCATAGTTCAGCCGCTGCTTCGCAGCATTGCGTGCCTTCCACTCCGGATCCCGTCGCATCTTGCGGTAATAGCGGTTCGCGCATTCGCGCTTGTCGTCGGTCTTCGGCCACGGGGCATCCTTGCCGACGCCCCACGCCCAGATCGCCGCACGGAATCCGTCGGCGGCGCGCGGCGCGTAGCGTTTGACGTGCACCTCGGCGCGATGGCGTTTGACAAAATTACGGACGGTCGTCGTCGACGTCATGGCGCGCGCCGCCAGATCTTCGAGCGTGCCGGGCTTCGCCTCCATTGCCGCACGTATGCGCGTGCCGCTCGATTGCTCCGCTCTCTCACGGCCGAGAGCGCGGCGATCAGGAAGTTCGAGTGCCTGCGCCTGCGCTTTCAGCCCTCCGATCGTGCGCCCCGGAAACAGGTGCAACTGTGTCTTCAGCGGCGCGGGGTCTGTCCATATGCCACGCAGCGTCTCCACCAGCTCGGGCGGCCAGTAGCGCTCGTGTGTCTTCTTCATCGGTCGAGCCATGCGGGAATCTCCTCTACGGATTCATCGACGGCACCGTCTCGAACGAGCGACCACTCGCGGTATCCGCGCCGCCATGTCTGAAATTTCAAAAGCCGGGGTGCATCACCCTGGTCGAGCCACGCGTGGCACCAGAAGCACGCCGGCACGGTGTATCTGTCATCCGCCTTACGCGCGCCGCCCTTCCCGTGCTCGCTCTCGTTGCTGTGCGCCGGCACGATGGTTTCTTCGGGGTCGCGCAGCGGACACAGCGCCGGCACGCGCAGATAGCAGATCTGATCGCGGCACGCGTTGCGCATCTTCGCGTCGTGCCATTCGCGCTTCTTCCGTATGCGGCGTTTGATCTCCGACTGGCGAAGCCATTGCTTGCGCGGCGTCAAGCTGCTGAACGGCGAATGACGCGGCTTCCGCTTGAATTCGGTGCGCGGCAGCGGTTTCTTGCGCGTCAGCACGGCTCGCCTCGCAGCTTCAGGACGTCATCAAGGCGAACGCGATCTTTGCCCGGCGGAAACTCCGGGAAGGCGGCGCGCTGGTTGAAGTGCATCGGCACCGTGATCTCGACTTCGCCCGTTTCGAGGCGCGGCCACTTCTCCGGCGCCGTGATCCAGCCAGGCAAGCGCACGTATGCGGTGTACGTGATACGTCCGCCACGACGCACCGTCTTGCGGAACCGCCAGCTGGGGTTGGCATGCATGCGCACGAGCTCGATCACCTCCAGCTCGAGCACGCACGGCGGCCGGTCTCGCTGCGCGACGTCGTACACAGTGAACGCGGCCGGGATGATGAACGTCATGCGCATGCGTGGCTCCGCGATCAGTTTTCGGCCGGCGTATGTTCCGCGTCGCTATCGTCATTGGCGGCTTTCGGCGGCGCGCCATCATCGGCGGCGCGATCCTCGGCTTCGGCCGCTTCGCCGACGTCAGCATCGGTCGCGACGGCTGCGCGCGGGACGCTGTATGCAATCGCGCTGACGCTGGCGGTGGTGAGATTCGGGTTGGTGGGATCGAACGAATAGCCGTCATACGCCAGATAGCCGGAGATCTGCACCTGCACGTCTTTCGATTCGTCATCGCGCAGCAGATCGATGAACGATTCGGCGATCGCAATGACCGGGCCCCGATCCTTCGCATGGATCGGTTGCGATGCGACGATGCTGTCCATTTCGGAGGCGACGCGCGCCTTTGCTTCTGCTTTCGAGGGAACGGTGAAATTGATCGAGTAGCTCACGGGGTTTGCTCCAATGGTTGGTTGTCACCAGCTGCGGCTGGTGAGATCTTCGACGCGCCAGCCGTGGCGGCCAGCACGTTGAATGGCGAGAAATCGAAACGGGTATTGCGCGGCCGCGACCTTCGTCTTTGCGCGCGCGTCGTCAGTCCAGCGCCCTTTCACCTCGCGGAATTCAAGCTGGCCAGCCGCTGTGATGACAGGGAAATCGATGGTGATGAACGTGTTGTCCGCGAGACGCAGCTTGATCGCCTCGAAGCGGTACCAGAGGATCTCGCCCATGTGCAACTGAGGCTTGAGCACCTCAGTTTCGTATGCGGTCTCGGTCTTGTTCTGCTTGCCGCGCATGTCTCGACCGACCTGCTGCATGCGTTCGACTGGGGAGTACTCGGCGCGCCGCCACGCTGATGCGACTTCTTCGGTCGGCATGGACATCGCGCCGGCGAGCGATCGCATCGCGGCATCCATCGGAATGGGAAGCGTCGATGCCAAGCGCGCGGCCGCGCCGGAGATCTGTTCGACGATGCGTGCGGTACCGACCTTGCCTTCGACGATCGCGCTGGCCGGGAGACGAATGGCTCCCTTGCTCAAAACAGCCTCCCGGCGAGAACCGTCCAGAAAGATCCCAAGAACGACGCGCGTTCGCGTGCTGGCCGCGTCTCCCAGAGATCTGCGTGCGGACCGCATGGACCCGTCAGGCTGCGCATCATTGCGCATGTGCCAACCACACCATCGAACGAGTCGCGAGTCGAAACTGGGTGGCGGCAAGCCATCGGCTCATTCACGCCACAATCGATGGCTGCATGACGGCATGTCACGCAGAAGCGCGGCGGCGGCGCGCTGGGTTCGAATTCAGGACGCATAGTCGTCAACCGGCATGAGTGCGTCGCCAAACGTCCGGCGCGCGAATTGGTAGAGGTCGTGTGCGTTGAAGCGCTCGGCGTCTTTCAGGGCGTACGCTGCGGCGGCGCGATCGTTCGCAGCCTTCACGACGATCACGCGGTACACGCGCCAATCCTCGTCTGGCTTGCGGTCGCGCACGCCGAGCTGGCGGCCCTTGGCCTCCACCCCTTCGAGGGTTTCGAACCATGGCGTGCCGTCATCGGGCACTTGCTGGGCCTCGACGGCAGCGGAAACTTCCTCGGGCGAGCAATCGCGCCAGCGTCGGCCTTCGAGGTAGCGGATGGGCGTCGGGTCGCCGCCGGTTTTCCAGTGCTGGGTGCGCTTCATCGCCTCGACGTGCATGACGATCAGCTCGGCATCCGGCTCAAGGCCGTTCGCCTCCCAATGCGATCGACAGACGTCGCGAGCCTGCTTGCGACCACTCGCTGCGGGCCATGCCGCCCAAAAGCGATCGAATCCGTTCGGCGGGGGTGTTGGCTTCTGCTCTTCGTCGTCGGATGTGTGAGAGGTTTTGTCGGTTTCGCTCGCGCGCGTCTCACCCAACTCACTTAACTCAGAACCTAACTCACTAAAATCGGGGTCCGTATTTGGACCCCCTTCAGGGAAATTTGGTACCCCTTTCGATCCGTTTTTGGTACCCCTTTCATCCGTATCTGGAGGGGCTCCGTTTTTGGAGGGGCTCCGTTTTTGGTTCCCCTTAGGGGGTCCAGATTTGGAGGGGCTCCGTTTTTGGTCCTGCTTAGCCTGGTATTCTTCGATCGACGGTGGACTGAGCGACACAGTTTCGCCCGTGCGACGGTCGATTGACTGGACGACGGTCGAGCCCGGCGGCGCGACCATCTGATAGACGACGATGTTGCCCGTGCCGCCGCTACGGCGCTTCGTCTCGACGAGAAATCCGAGCTCGACGAGCTTGTCACGGCACTTGCGAATGGTCTTGATGTCCATCTCCAGCGACGCGATCAGCGTGGGGTTGCTCGCCCATGTCGAATAGTCTTCACTGGCCCAGTGCGCGTATTCCTTAAGCAGCGCCTTCGCGTATCCATCGCCCACCTGCTGCGCGCGTGCCCACGTCAATGCGTTCCCGCTCATGCAACACCTTCCCGGATCTGGCGCGGTATCCGCCCTTCGGCGTGAATACGCAGATCCCAATAGCGGTAGTAGAGGTTGCGATGCCACTTGCTGATCACAGCAGGCGGCACCTTCTCGCGGCCGAGGACGTGCGGCGCGCGCGCGAGCACGATTTCGTACCCGTCGGGTCGGCGGTCCTCTAGCGCGGGGTTGTAGTAAGGGTCCGTGACCGCTGGTCGAACGTGCCAGACACCTGCGTGTGCGGGCACGAACGCGGGAATGCCGAGCTGCTGGGGGACGACATACACAAATCGCGTGATCCACGCGGGCATGCCCACCCACTTCGGCTTGGACAGATCCTTGCGCCAGTCGCCGAGCGACACTTTCACTTCCAGCTCAGTGCCGTAACCAGCGCCGGTGACCATCATGAAGTCGGCGCGGTACTCGTCGAATCCACGCTGCCCAGGACGTTCAAAGCGCACCGTCGCCTCGGGGATTAGGAGATTGCGCCGATGGTCGACGTGCCGGCGGATCGCGGCCTCGACAAGGCCGGCATTGATCGGCCGTGCGGTGTCGGTGCTATTGCTGCTCATTGCGCGGCGTCACATTCACGCGATAGAAATTCCTGCCGTCGGCGCCGATCTCGTCGACGAGGCCGCGGCTCACGAGCGCGTCGATATGCGTGCGAACCGCACTCACCGACATGCCGCACATGAACGACAGCTTGCGCACCGTCACTTCGCACTCACACGAGCTCTGCAGGCTCAGATGCGACAGGCACAGCAGCACGATCTTCGGCATCGCGCGCAGCTCGATCTCCCACGCGAGGTTCGACAGGTGATATGACATTAGTCGGTAGCTCCGTGGACCGTCGCGACGAGACGACCGATCAGCGCAAGCGCGACCAAGTCCTTTGATTCCGCAATACGGTATATTTCGGCCAAGCGGCGCGCTGCCTCGGCCGGCGGCATAGCCAAGGCAACGCCGATCTCCCTATCGACCCGAGTAATCTCGATTCTGTTATCCATGACAACCTTCGCGATTAAATGTCCGCACTGTTTGCGCGACCACACGTCGTTCACCGTCGCTGGTGCCAAAGGGCACAACCCCGCTGTCAAGAACGGGTGGAACGTCGTGGAGATTTTTGGTATTTGCAATGCGTGCCAGTTCAGCGTGTGTGGGACGGTGAGAGTGAATTCGGCGAAAGTGTCGATTGAGCAACTGGCGAGCATTACATTGGCACTCGATATGTCGGACGCAATCGTCATTGAGGAGTGGCGCCCGACTCCACCTTCCCCAGACGTCCCGGCACATCTGCCAGAAATCGTTGCTCGCGCATTCTCCGAAGCGGAACAACTGCGCATCGCTGGCTTTCGGGGACCAGCAGGGAATGCGTATCGCAGGGCGCTCGAAGCTGCGCTTAAGACTGTCGATTCCGCTCTCAAGGGAACGCTCTACGCGCGTATAGAGAAGCTGACGTCCGAAGGCATGTTGACAGCGAACATGCGCGACTTCGCTCATCGAATTCGCACGCTCGGCAACGAGGCCAGTCACGAAACGCCCGTTGTAGAAGACGACGAAATCGATAACCTCGCTATCTTCACCAAGCTGTTTCTGATGTATCAATTCACACTCCCCGGCATGCTGCCTCCGCGCGCTGCAGAATGATCTGGCGGGTCGACGCCTCCGCACATGCACTCACGCAAGACCCAACCCCCGCACTAGTGAACTGGCACTCGCCAATGCACTTGTGCGGAGACTTGATTGAACAGACGAGCACCGGCTAATCGCTCCCACCGCGTCCCGGTTTGGGCCGCGATTCGAATGACTGGACTAACGGATGCAATGCGCCGTATGCGCTTCGCAGCACGTGGTAGCCCAACAAAACTGGTGTCGAGACCCCCTCTCGCGCCGCCCTCACCGCCAGATCCGCCGCTTCAGGCGCCGGCAGCGTAACCAGCACGCTGGCCTTGTCTTCGCTCATCAGGCCAACACCATCCCGCCGCGGGCCGTTTCGGCACTGACGTCCATCAGGTTCACAGGCAAATTTCCAACCGTGCCGAACAGCTGAAGCTCTGCGAGCCGACACAGAGCAGCTGAATCACTCTCGATGCCCTGCAGACGTTTGAACGCCTGCAGGCCGCTGTACACGCGGTCCGGCAGGCGGGTCTTAACTTCGTTTCGATATTGCACGCGGCGTCGCATCGCGACCTCCATGAGATGGGTTGAAAATGAAAAGCGAAATAGCGTTACACGCCGCCCGTTCGGCAGCGCCAGCGAAATTGGTGAGGGTTCACAGCCCGTTTAGAATCGGTGGCTCCCACACCAACCGGTTCTTCACGGAAAGGAACCCTCATGAAATCAACACCGCCTGTGTACCTGTACCAATCGCCCTTCGGCGCGTTGACGATCCGTCCGAATCTCGACCGGCCCAACGCATGGGCACTCGTCTTCGAAGCCCCGACATTCGCCACAGATGGCGAGAGAACGGTGCAGGTCACGGTCCTTCCCTACGGCTGGTTGTCCGCCGAAGCGGCCGCCGAAGCCGTGCGAACGCAGCAGACAGGATGGCGGCTATGGGATTTGCTCCCGTACGTCGTTTTTCCGGCGTCGCTCGAAGATTGGACGCTGCTCGACTCGTATGGGTCGGTGACAATTCCTCCGGCCGCGCCAAGCGAATAACCTCGCCCTCCTTCAGGGCTGGAACTCGCGCGCCGTCGAACGCGACCGGCCCACTCCACATATCGGACCCGCCCTCATCGCGCAGCGTGTCGCGGGCACGGGCGAAAGACAGCACGGCGCAAAGCGGCTCTAGACCGGCTGCATCGCGCAGCTTTGCCTCGCGATCGCGCTGTTCGAACATCTCGTGCGCGCGCAGCTCGTGCTCGCGTTGCGTGACGAGTGCCGGCCAATCGTTGTCGACGACAGCCCGCGAGCTAAGCGTCAACTTGCCGCGCCGCCGGGCGAATTTCGACTTGAACACGCGCATTTCAGACGCCCTCCTCGTGCTGCACTTCCAAGAGCTCGGGCCAAACCGTTTGCCAGTCGTCCGGATAGAACGTGATGCGCGAGACCTTGCCGTCGGTGGCCTTTTCGATGCCTACGGAATTGCGCGGGTCCGGCTTGCGCCCGTTAAACCGTCGCCGCCATTGCCTGATCTGGGCGTCCGACTTGACGACGTATCCCAGTTCGCACATTCGCTGGCGCAGCTGCGCCACGGTCGGTGCGCCGGGCATCGAGAGGTATTGGTCGAGATCCATGCCGGAAGTCTAGTAGCGTTTGCTACCACTGTAAAGTGGCGAATGCTACGCGTAGCACGTGCTACCGTCCGAACATGAATGAATTAGAGATTCAGGCGCTGCGCGTGGCGCGGCTCCGCGAGGCCATCGACAAGGTGAGCGCGGGCAATAAGACTGCCTTCGGCCGACGGCTCGGTTATGCCGACGGCGCCTTCATTCGCCAGATGCTATCGGGCGATCGCGCGGTTACCGAAAAGACAATTCGGCAGATCGAGGCATTGCCCGGTATGACTGAGTGGTTCGCCAGCATGGGCGAAAAAAACCAGGACGAATTAACGGCCAATGAACGCAGTTCCTCAAGGGAGACTTTCCCGAATATCGCTCACCCTGATGATTCTTCAATACTTAACGAACAGCAGATCGACGAATTCGCCCGCGAGCTCAAAGAGAGCTTTCTAAGCGGTCACCTGACGGCAACGCGCTTCGCCCTTCTGCAAGGTTTGTTACGTGAAGGCCATGAGAGCCTAGCGGGCAATTTTGAGAGCGAGAAGCAAGCTGTTGGGGGCTATAAGCGTGAACACAGGCAAAAGCGCCGGGTGGGATAACGTCGTGCCGATGGAAAAATATCGCCGGAGTACGCGTCGCATGCGCACTCCGGACAATGACGATCAGATTCAAGCTCGAGCGTACGTGAATCTGCTCTCGACCGGTCGCGTCCAATACGGAGTCGTGGGCGCTGATCACGGAAATGCCCTCTCACTTCTCGAGCCCATGCTGCTGATGGGGCACAGGCTTGTGCTGATCGCGTCAGAATGAAACAGACGGGCCTTCAGGGGTCCGATAATCGATGTCTCAATGCCCAAGTCTTGACGTGCGAACGCGGCAAAAAACTCTGGCTAGGTGCTTCAAGACAGCACCTATTCGCCTTGCGAAGGCTTAACCTCCTGCGTCCGTGATGTACCGGGTTTTCGGCGTGCTTTTGCATCCGCTACCGTTTGCTGGGCTTTTTCCTTGAATTGGGCTACTAGCTCCGGCGCGATGCGCAACGCCTCCTTGAAGGTCTCAGAGGACAATACCTCATGCCATGGGCTGCCGTGCGTCTCATGCTCCACGAATCTTAACGGCTGCTCATCCAGCCGCAGCAGAGCAGATGCAAATAGTTTCTTCTGAAAATCTTCGTCAAGAGCGGCCGCCTCTCGACGATATCCCTCATAAGCCTTTGAGATAGATGCCTTATACGCATAGTCTTCTGCGAGTCTGAAGCGCTGGCCAATTTGCTTAGTCGCTAGCCATGCAAACCAAACCGGAGCACCCACAGACAAGAGCGAGACGGCGAGCCGAGTTATCACGACAGTAGGCGCAGTTGACGATTGGATTGCCTCAGAGAGATGCTGTAGTTGCATTCCTCCGATCAGTGCCCCAGCGGACAGCGCGGTTGCCAGCGCGTACACCCAAGGCGATATCGATTTTCTGAGTTCTTCCGCCCTGTCGTGAAAAGCGCCAGCCAAACCGACCGTCGTAGATGCGCGCATTGCGTTTTCGCACTTCTCAATGGTCCTTTCGGCCTCGTATGCTTGGCGTTCTAGTTCACTGGCCCGTGTCCGTCCCACGCCGACGAATTCCTGTATTGCCTTGCTATCTGCCCTTGCTCCCTGAAGGAGGTTCTCCACTTCACTCCGTGTTTCCTTGAGGAGTTGAAGATCGGCAGGCAACTGGTCCGCAGCCTCATGGGCGGAGAGAATATTTGTGGCCATCTGTTGAAGAACAGACACCTTCGGCTCCAGTTGATCGCAGCTCGTCGTCAGAGCGCGAATTCTGGTTCTTAGTTGTCGAATCGCTTTTCCCTTCTCGGCGACTTCGTCATTCTCGACTGCGAAAGTCGAACGGAGATTCCGCTCCAACGTATCCAAGGTCAATAAATACGCCGGCACCGTGCTCGCCGCATGCCCGTTGAAGAAATTCTGAGTTGTATTTGCACGCAGGAATTGCAATCGCTCGGGATATCGCTGAAGCCTAGAAACGGCAGTGTCAGGGATCTCATCGACGTCATTGGCATCAATCTCATCAGCGAGACCTTCGGCCCGCTCCGCAAGCTCTTCTCGATCGACGCCGGCCATCATTACGTTATTTCCGGCAACCTGAGACACCGATCGCGTGTCAGCGTTCAGCGAACGTACGGCCTGAGCCAACGCGCGCAATTCGTCACGGACTTGTTTGAGAACATCATGCATTGTGTAAGCCCCTCGTCCAGCCCTTTTAATTTGTTCCTTGTGATAACGGCACGTCATCCGATTTCTGGAGAGCAACGACAATTGCAAATAGTAGCTTTTGCTACTTGACATAGTGGTAGCGTTTGCTACGATTCGTCTCACGCACACCAGAGGATTCGTGAGATGGATCACCGAGATCAAGCATTACCGACCGCCGGCACACGGCGCGGCGTCCAAGCGCTGATCTGGACGCTCCGCGCGACACGCAACGTGCTCGCGCTCCTCGGAGTGTTCTTCGTGTACCTGCTCTGGCATGGCTATTCGGCCTACGAGGCCGAGATGGCCGCCAGCTCGCAGGATGTTGCGTGCGTGAAGTCTGCGCGCTGCATGTGAGACGGCGATGCGCCCGACTCCTACGCGCCTTCCAGACGATCTACTCGCGCCGGCGTGCCGCACGCTCGGCGTCGAGGGATCGCCCGACGAAGCGCTTCTGAACCCTGCGGTGCGCGCCGTCGTTCAGGCGGCTGTACGCGCGCAGATCGTCGGTCGTCCGCAGCGCCGCACCGGCCGCATGGTTACACCGCGCGCCGCCGCCCCCGTCCAGAGCTCGCTCGGCTTCGACGACAACGTCGTCGACATCAAGCGTCGCGCCGCCAATGACACGGATGAGGACTGACATGGCCCGCATCGAGAACATCCCCGACTGGGAAGAATCGCGCGCCGAGGTGCTCAAGCTCGACGCGCCCGGTCTTGTCGCGCAGCACCTGATCCAGCGCGGCGCTGTCCACGCGCTCCAGACGGTCCTGTTGCTCGGCGCAACGCCCACGATCGTGCAAAGCATGCTGGACGACGTGAAGACGATGCAGGACTTCGTCGCCGCTACGGCCGCGATGCGCGGCGTTCGTCTGGTTTCGGAGGAGTGACGCATGAATACGCTCGGCTATATCGGCCTCGCACTCGCATCGTCAGGCGCGCTCGCCTGGACAGCCACCACGGTGGCAAAGCGCTTCGACGCCGCATTCGATTTCGACCTGCCCGCCCCCGCGAACGAAGACCGGGCTCTTACGGAGGCGTGGTCGCGGCGCGTTCTCCGCGATGGAATTCCGATGAGCAAGCAACTGCGCGAAGGCCTCCCTGAACTCCCGGCGCGCATGCGCGCTCTGCCGCTCGACGATCGCGGCTACCCCGTTCCGTTCTTCGTCGCGTGGATCGACGGCAAGCCCGACTTCCGCGTCGCAGATCCGAAGAAGCTCGCGATCTGTCACAACCAACATCGCTGCTGGCTGTGCGGCGAGAGGCTCGGCAAATACATGGCATTCGTGATCGGTCCGATGTGCGCGGTCAACCGCACGTCGAGCGAGCCGCCGTCGCACGTCGACTGCGCGAAGTTCGCGGCATCCGCATGCCCCTTCCTCGCGCGCCCGAAGGCTATGCGGCGCGACAGCGGGCTTCCCAAAGATCGCACTGACGCGCCCGGCCACCATCTCACGCGCAATCCGGGCGTGGCGCTCGTATGGGTCACGCTTACCTATAAGGCGTTCCCCGCGCCCGGCGGAGCGCTCTTTCGGATCGGTGAGCCCGAACAGACGTTCTGGTATGCGGAGGGACGGTCCGCCACGCGTGAAGAGGTATTGGAGTCGGTGCAGTCGGGTCTGCCGAGCCTGTACGACCTCGCACATCGCGAAGGCGAAGCTGCAGTGATGGAGCTTGACACGGCGGTCGCGCGCGCGACGCGCCACTTCCCGCGGCACGCAGCCGCAGCTCATCTGGGGTAAGCCGTGAGCGACATTGCCCATCCGAACATGTTCCCCCAAGTCGCGGCGAGTTCCGAGGTCACGGATGCTCCCGCTTCGGTCGGGCCGTCGGCGCAAGCTGCGGAACCGCCGCGCCCCGCGAACGCATGGGCGAACCCGGTGAGCACGTTCAAGCGCGCCGAGCCGCCCGCCGATGTCGAGACGACTGACGGGAAAGACGAACCGTCAGCACCACAGCGTGAGACGAACGGGTCCAAGCGTGAGACGAAGACGCGTGCCGAGCAAGCAATCGCGTGTCTCCGCTTGAAAGGCCCGCTGACGTCGAAAGCGCTGTGCGAGTCGATGGGCCTCGATACGGAAGTCGGCATATCGCCATACATCGCTGCATCGCTGAAGCGCGGCGAGATCCTGCGCGATCGCGGCCACTACTTCCTGCCCGGTCAGGAGGCAATCATCCCGGCGCCGAAAGAACCTGCGCAATCCAAGCCCCCAAAGAAGGCCAGCGCGTCGCCGGCCGCGTCAAGCGAACCGCCGGCATCCGTCAGGCCGGTCGACGTCGACGTCAAGGCGGATCCGCGCGTTGCGGACTTCACGCTCGGCGTCGGAGACGCGGCCCTCACGCATTGGCTCGACGGCTCTGTGACGCTGCGGCGCGGCGCCTCCGTGCTCGAACTCGCTTGTGAACAGACGCGGATGCTCACGATGTTCGTCGAGCTCTGCAAATAGCTTTCTCGGTGGTCTCTCGTCACTCCCCCGTGGCGAGTTTTGCGGGCGGCTCGTTCAGCGCCCTGCTTTTTTCAGGACTTGAAATGACAACCTCAGAAAAATTCGATCAGTGGGCAATCATCGAACTCTTTGGCCACCAGCGTATTGCCGGCCGTGTCACGGAAGAGACGATCGGTGGCTGTTCGTTCGTGCGGGTCGACGTGCCCGCCTTCGACGCTGCGCCGCGCGAGTCCGCGACGCAGGCATTCACGAAGCTCTTCGGACAAGGCGCCATCTACGCGATGACGTTTGTCGACGAAAGCGCCGCAAAGATGGTCGGCCGCGGGCTGCGCCTCCAGCCGATCGACACGTGGTCACTGCGGCAGGCGCTGCAGGACCTGCCCGTCGACACCGGCCACGATCGCCAGTCGTCGTTCCTTGAAGACCAGGCGAATTAGCCGCTGCGAGCCAGTGCCGACGCCGTGGCAGATCCTCGCTTCACTCCACGACGGAAGCATCGACTTGCGCGAAGCGCATCGACTCATTCGCGCGCACCTGCGCGCCGCCCAGCGTCGGCGTATGACGCGGACAACGAAGGGATCTCGATCATGAAAACGATCTTCATCTTCGACAACACGCGTGCCACCGACACCGACAGAAAGATCGTCGCGCTGGGCGAGGACGGCCACATCATCGCGCACCTCGATTTCGACCACCTGACCGCGCCGCACTGCCGCTACGCGATGGGCGCAGAACACACGTTCGTAGAACACGACGAGGCCCTCACAGAGGAGATCGTCTCTCACACGCGCCGCGTACTACTTCGCCGCTATGACGAGATCTACGGTCAAGGCAACTGGATTCCGCTATGGCTCGACAACCCGCGCCTCTCGCCTGAATGGCGCCACGCCATGTCGCTCGCCCGAGAACTCGCCGTCAAGGTTGCGCCCCTCTTGCCGACGCGCGGTTTCAGCGAGCGTGCCCTGCAGGGAATCATGCGCGACATCATCGCCGCTGATGCTGTGCCGCACGGCGTCACGAAACACTAAGGAGGAAAGATCCGTGCAGACCACACAAGCCGCATCCGTCGACTTCATGCCGCTCAATTCGATCCGGCCGTCGCCGACCAATCCGCGCAAGCGCTTCTCCGAGGCAGAACAGGCCGAGATGATCGCGAGCGTGCGCAAACACGGCCTGCTGCAGCCGATGCTCGTGCGCCCGTGGCCGGATGAGCCGGGACTGTTCGAACTCGTCGCCGGCGAGCGCCGTCACCGCGCCGCCACCGCGGCAGGACTGAAGGATGTACCCGTGCTCGTGCGCGACCTCTCAGACGACGAGGTGCTGCACATCCAGATCGTCGAGAACCTGCAGCGTAAGGATCTGCACCCGCTCGAAGAAGCCGACGGCTACAAGGTGCTGTCGGATCGCGGGCACACGCTCGAACAGATCTCTGTCGGAGTCAGCCAGACGAAGACATACGTTGCGCAGCGGTTGAAGCTATGCGCGCTCAATGCGTCGACGCGCAAGCTCTTCTTCGACGGGAAGCTGAACGCGAAAACCGCGCTCGTCATCGCGCGCATGCCGACAGATCTGCAAGATAAAGCCGCAAAAGAGATCACGACGCCGCGTTGGACGGGCGAACCCATGTCGGTGCGTGAGGCCTCGGACCATGTCCAGACGAACTACATGCTCCGGCTCGATCAGGCACCGTTCAAAACGGCTGACGAGCAGCTGGTGCCCGCAGCTGGCGCATGCGGCCCGTGCCCGAAGCGCACCGGCAACCAGTCCGATCTGTTCGGCGACGTGAAGAGCAAGGACGTCTGCACCGATCCGGCGTGCTATGCGAAAAAACGCGATGCGGCGGCCGCGCAGAAGCGCGTCGAAGCTGAGGCATCTGGACGCAAGGTCATCGCGGGAAAGGACGCGAAAGTCACGCAACCGTATCAGCACGGTGCGTTAGTCGGTGGCTGGGTCAAGCTCGACGAGCGTTGCTACGACGATCCGAAGCAACGCACCTACCGTCAGATCATCGGCGCTAAGGGGGTCAAGTCGGCCGCACTGCTTGAGAGTCCGCACGGCGGCGAGATGATCGACGTCATGCAGAAGTCGGATCTGAAGAAGGCACTCGCCGACAAGGGCATCCAGGCGCGCAGCACCAGCGCATCCAATCCGTCGCAATCCGCGGAGAACGCAAAGAAGAAAGCGGCCGACGCATATCGCGGCGAGCTTTTCCGACAGGTGCGCGCGAAACACGAAGGATTCGGGCTCGACGACTTCGATCTGAAGATCGTCGCCATTACGTTCTATCGACGACTTTGGAATGAGAACCAGCGCCGTCTCGCAAAGCTGTACGACTGGGGCTCGAAGGCAATCAGCGAAGCTGACTTCGCAAAGAAGGTCGACGAGTTCGAGCAGAACGACGGGGAGGCGCTGGGCCGTTTGGTGATGGACATCGCGCTGATTGGCGAATCGGTAGCCGACAACTATTCGACTGCAAAACCCGAGCTGCTCGAAGCGACGGCGCGCGTGCGCGGCATAGATCCGGGCGCCGTACGCAAGCAGATCGAGGGTGACATGAAGCCGAAGCGGCCGACGCCCACACCCGCGAAGAAGACTCCCGCCAGCGCGCCGAAGCCGCCCGTAAAGGCGGACGTCAAAAAGCCGGCAGCGGTGAAGAAGGTTCCTGCCGCAAAGAAAGTGCCGGCAGCGAAGAAGGCACCCGCGAAGCGCGCAGCTCCAGTGGCACCAGCACGCAAGCCACTGCATCCAGCTGCAGCGTGGCCGTTCCCGACGGACGACGGAAGCCGGCCATGAACGAGCAGATCATCAAACTCGCGCGCGCGGCAGGTCTGACTGTCGTTCTCGACGGCACGATCGGAACGCAGCACTACCACAGCGTGACGGGCTCCATCGACGCGCTTGAGCGGTTTGCCGATGCATACATGAAGTCACCGCCCTCGCCGGCCCGTCGCACGTCGCCCGGAGCCGCAATGCTCTTGATGGCGTCGCAGGCACGCGTGCGCGAGCTGGAAGAAGAACTCGCGCGATATCGCGACGCTGAAATCTGAATTTGCAGTACCGGGCGCGGCCGGACCACCTCGCAATCAACCAACCTTTGAGGCAGACCATGAAGAAGCGCATCACCCTCGCAGTTGCAGCAGCTCTCGCACTCGCCGCGGCACCGGCCGCGTTCGCCGGCGGTTATTCGAACAATCAATCCTCGCCGTTCAGCGGCGGCTTCGGCTCGTCGTCGAGTACGTCGGGCGGCTCCCAGGCCTCGGCCGGCCAGAACGGCAACGGCTATTCGTCGCAGTGGAGCAATTCTGCTGGCGGCGGCTATGCGATCGGCGGCACCGTCATCGGTGCCGGTGTCGCGTCGTACGGGTTCTCGGGTATCGGCGGCGGCGTCTCGGCGTCCGGCAGCTATACGGGCAGCACCTCGAACGCGAATGCCGGTGGCTACACGTCCGGCGACGGCTATGGCTCGAGCAAATCGGGCGTGGGAACCGACGTCAGCGCGTACGGCTACACGAACCTCGCGGGCAGCTACTCGTACGGCCACTAACGAAGAAGGCCTTCGGTATTTCGGGTACCGAAGGCCTGACCGACCACCTTTGGGGTGACAACGATGAACATGAAATCCACCGTCGTGCTGCTGATTCTAGCACTCGCTATTGCTGGCCACGCACATGCGCAAACGAGTACTACCGCGACCGCTACTCAGCAGTCCGCTGCCACATCCACCGCGCAAGGCACTATCCAGTTCTCTCAGACGCCGGAACATACGACGGAGACCGTGCGGAACGTTAGTGCGCCGGTGCTGGGTGCCTATGCCTCTTCTTTCTCCCAGATGAACTGCGGCCAGACCGTCCAGTTCGGTGGCGCGATCGCCGGCGTCTCGCTCGTCGGCGGCGCTTCGCACAGCCTGCAAGACTGCAAGCTCGAGGTCGCGGCCGCCGAGACGGTGCGCCAGTCGACCATCACCGACGATCAGACGGTGAAGACGAACCTTCAGAAGGCCGCCGTGCTGATCCGCTGTCAGGTCAGCAAGGAAGTCTATGACGCGTACCGCGCCGCCGGGTTCGACTGTTCGTTGAAACCCGCCGAGCTGCAATCGCGCACCGACACGCAGCCGGCGAACTACCGCGTCGCGGGCGAGTGATGCGAAACGAAGCCGCGCGCCGCCGGGCGCAGTTCCTCGAACGCGCGCGCACCTATGCAACATCGCACCGGCCCACCGACAACGCAGCGCACGGACTGTGCAGCGCGTTCGTCGAGATGCTCGCGTGCGATCGCGGCGAAGCAGTGACGTTGACCATCGGAAAAGTGGTCATCGCACGCAACGCCCTGCAGCAGCGTAGTACGGCGCGCTAACCCTCGGAGCGCGGCGTGGTTTGGACCGGGCCGCCAAAGCCCGGTCCCTTTTTAGGAGTTATCAATGCGCAATCCAATCCTGATCGGCCAGGCCGAAGAGATCGATCTGCTGCAGCCGCAAGTCCGCGCGATGCTGAACAACGAAGGCTTCTATGTCGGCGGCGATACGAAGCAAGAGCGGCTTATGGTTGCTCTCGTCTCGCAGGGCGGCCGTGTGTTCTGCATGAAGATCGATAACGAGCTCGAGCCCTCGCGCTTCCTCCCCACCCTCACGCTGCACGGGCCGTATGGTCCGCGACCGCCAGCGCCCGTCGACGAGTTCGCCGTCGATCTGCTCGCAAAAGCGCATGCCGCGATCGATGGCCTCTTCGCACAGCTCATCACCAAAGATCCGAACTTCCGTCCGTCGCAAAGCGAATACTGGGCGGACATGGTCGCGATCAACGACGCTGTCAAACGTGCTCGAGGTGAATCGTGAGCAACCTGCGCGAACGCTTCGAGGAGATCTTGCGGCAGGTTGTAGCGCCGGACCACATCAACGCTGTGCTCAGCATGGAAGGCGACGGCTATGCGGAATACGGTACCGTCCTCGCATGGGATGTATTCCAGGCAGCCGAGAAGTTATCCACAGAAACAGTGGATAACCCTGTGGACACGACATCGCTGACGAACGCAGCACGCGATGTGCTCGCAGAGCGCGTCCGGCAAGTAGAGGTCGAATGGTGGGCGCCTGAGCATGATGATCTGCATATCGATGGCGAACTCGCAGAAGCAGCAGCTGCGTACGCAAGCGAAGCGGCGCATTCGTGGGGAGGCGTTCCGGGAGGATGGCCCTGGGCCGCTAAATGGTGGAAGCCCGGGACGCCGCGCCGCAACCTCGTGAAAGCGGGTGCACTGATACTCGCAGAGATCGAGCGTCTTGACCGGGCATCGGAGGTCCAGTGAACACCATCACTGTCGGCGCACTAATCGGCGCTGTTTACATGCTCTTCGCGCTCGCTCTCGGGATGGCGTTCGGCGCAATGCTGAAAACCCGTCGCAAGACTAGTAAGGCGCTTCAGGCGTCGGCGCCGAGCTCGCCGTGCTCGTCACCTTCATCGGGCGCATCTGGATCGTCGCCCATCATGCGCATCAGATCTTTCAGGAATTCAACGGTCACGTCTTCGTGGTCCAGCGTTCCCTGCACGCAGTCTTCAGGATTGCGCAGACCGCGTGCTTTCCGGATCGTGCGAACGGTGTTTTCCATGGAGCGCGCGAGGCTCCACATCGGATCGTTTGGGTCAAGGCTGATGTTTTCCATGCATCGGTTGTCGGCAACCGCATTGAAAATCTTGAGGTCTGAATGAACGAGAACATCAAGAATCTACTGCCATGCCCGTTTTGCGGCGGCGAGCCGGAACTGAAGCATATGGGTCGCCACCATGGCGCGAGCTGTTCTGATTGGAAGTGCCAAGGCATGCAAGGCGCACTGATGCATCTCGACGCCCGGTCGGCCACCAGCGCATGGAATCGCCGCGCCGCTGAAGCTTACAGCGCAGAAAAAAGCCTCGCTCCGGAAGGAGGCGAGGCAGGCGGTGCGGGCGTTTCGAGGGAACACAGGGCGCCCGCATCTTCGAGTGTAGGCGGTCGGATCGAGTTTGCCAATGTCGATGGCAGCGCAGTGGCGAAGGACGCGGAGCGTTGGCGGTGGGCTCGCACGGCACTCATGTCTATGACGTTCCTGTCGGGCCGACACCATTCGGGCACAACGTCAGTTTGTCCCTGCGACGACGACGTTACATCGCAGTATTGGGACAAGATCGCCGACCGCGCTATCGCGGCATCCGTAAAGAAAGGTGAAGCATGAACGATTACTTAGCCGGCGGCACCGATCCCGAATTCATCGTCTCCGGCGTCCGGGTCTATGCCCATCGCCCGAAGAACGTCGCGCAAAAAATCCTCGAGTACTTCCAAACGTTGCACCGTGCCCCGTTCACAGTCTTCGGGATTAAGTTTCCCTCGCGCCTTTCGAATCGTTCGAACGCTTTCTTCAAGCGCAACTGCCTCGTTCCACAAAGGATGGGTCGGCCCGATCGGGGGTTGGTTCTCATTTTGCATACCGGTGTATTCGGCTTTAAGGCGCAAATCTTTAGCGTCAATGAGCTGACGCCAGGCGCCGAGGCGTCAGCTTTCTCTCGCCTCATGCCAACTATCGATTTGTCGCTCAGCCTTTTTCAAGAGCTTGATGCCAAGGACAAGTGCATCCGCTTCAGACTTACCTGCACTTTGGCTGAATCCACGCATACCAGATTCTTCTGTGTTGCGGCCTTCCCGGTTAATGGCGACGGTCCATATCCATTCAGTAGGCATTTCGGCGAGAGACATTTCAATCCGAAAGCCTCGGTAGCTCTCAACGATCCCAGCGGTCATGTCGGCCACCTATACCTAAAGATCGGGAGTTAATCCTAACATGAGCGAGAACAGCAAGATCGAATGGACCGACCACACGTTCAACTCGTGGGAAGGCTGCCAGAAGGTCGGGCCGGGCTGCGAACACTGCTATGCCGAGGCACGCAATGCGCGCTTCTCCGGCGGCATCGCGATCAACTGGGGGCCCAGAGCGCCACGTCGTCGCACGTCGGCCGCCAACTGGCGCAAGCCGCTTCAATGGAACAAGCAGCACGCCGAGTTCTTCGCGAAGCACGGCCGGCGCCAGCGCGTGTTTTGCGCGTCACTCGCCGACGTCTTCGACAATGCCGTCGATCCGGCATGGCGCCGCGACCTCTTCGATCTGATCGAGTTGACGCCGAACCTGAATTGGCTGCTGCTTACGAAGCGCATCGGCAACGTGTTCGAGATGGTTGCGCGTGCACGCTCGCATGACTGGCTGGCCGGACGCGACAATGTCTGGCTCGGCGCGACCGTCGTCAATCAAGAAGAAGCCGATCGCGACATTCCGAAGCTGCTCGAGGTGCCGGCGGCGGCCCGCTTTCTTAGCATCGAACCAATGCTCGGGCCGATCAACCTAAAACGCTGGCTGGACCCAACCGGTATCACCTGCATGGACTACTGTCCGGACAGTCAATACGTCGACGTCGATGTGGTCGACACCAGCATCGCCGGCGGCGATCTCGTACCGCTTTGCGAGCATTGCGGCGCACTCGCAAGTTGGACGGGTTACGACGATGGTATTGACTGGGTGATCTGCGGCGGCGAAAGCGGCCACGGCGCACGGCCAATGCATCCTGATTGGGCACGATCGCTGCGCGACCAATGCGCAGCTGCACGCGTGCCGTTCCTATTCAAGCAATGGGGTGAATGGGCGATGCAAACGCCAGAACAACAGAAGCAACTCCCGGGCTCCTTGATTATCAAGCACGTCTCGGCATGGCCAGATGGGACGCTTGGTCACGGCGATTTCCGGGAGAACGGCGGCTACGGCAGACCGCTGTTCCCTGTTGGCAAGAAAGCCGCAGGCCGCCTACTCGACGGGCGCACGCACGACGAATTCCCTCGGGCGGTCAAATGAACTCACACGCTCTTGGAATTAAAGCTGCGAACGGTTTCTCGCAGATTCGATATTTCATTTACTACGTCGACGGCCGACGCCTTGCAGCGAGTAATCCTGTCGAGTTGCATTTGATAGCTTTGACCGATGCTTCTGTTCGCGAACGCACTGTTGAGTGCCATGACGGCTTGATCGGCGTTCGAAAAAAACTCTCTCATCTCAAGCACCAGTTCGATCGCTTTATACCACTTGAGGCGATGGATCTCGATCGCGGCGAGAGCTTGGGTGGCACATCGGATTTTGATTGGGGAGAAAGAGCTGCGGAAGTAGGACTCGATGGCTCCATCCGTCGACGCGATGTCAGGCATCTCGCCCATCACATACGACGCGTTTTCGATGATTGCCTGAATGTTCATCAAAACGTCGTCGGCGTCTGCGTTTTCACGTTCTCGTTCTCGCAATCGGTCATTTCTGGCTTGGGCCCACGAGACGTAGATAGCAACACCGATTGCGCCGATCGAGCCAAACGCCTGCACCCACGCCGCCCAATCGGAACTTTGTGCCGGCGGCCATTTTATAAAGGCCGTGACCATCATTCCCGCCAGAAACGCTATTGCGAAGGAACCCCATCGCTTGAGGTAAGGCATGCGTGAACTCCCAATCTTATTTTCTGGCGCGATGGTACGTGCGCCGAGCGGCTGCCGCAAGCCATGCGCTTCTTCGGAGGCCCGATGAAAGCCCTGTCCATCCGCCAGCCGTGGGCGTGGCTGATCGTCAACGGCCACAAGGACATCGAAAACCGGACATGGTCGACGAAGTTCCGCGGCCGCGTGCTCATTCATGCTGGCACGGGAATGACGCGCGATGAATACGACGATGCACTCGCAACCGCATTGCATGTCGGCTATCGCAGCTATTTCCCTCCGCGCGATCAGCTCGAGCGCGGAGGCATTGTCGGAGTCGTCACCATTGTCGGTTGCGCGGCGCCGGAGAACCGCGTGTCGCCCTGGCATATGGCCGACCAGTTCGGTTTCCAGATTGTCGATGCGAAGCCTGTACCATTCGTCGCCTGCAAAGGTGCCCTCGGCTTCTTCGACGTCCCTGCCGACGTATCGACGCAACTGCGCCAGATGCACGAACTCGGAGCGATCGCATGAGCGACTATCTCACCTCCAAAGAACTGGCCGAGCTCGTCGACTGCAAGCCGAACCAGCGCGCCGCCATGACGAAGTGGCTTGATCAGAACCACTGGCGTTATGTCGTCGACCGGAATGGTCTGCCGAAGGTCGCGCGCGCCTACCATGACAGGAAGCTCGGCATCACAACCGACAACAAGACATCACGATACGATGCATCGCCCAACCTCCAAGCGTTCAGCTGAGAAACGCGCAGCAACCAACGAAACGACCGGCGTCGACCGACTCTACAAGCGCACGGGGGCCCGGCGCATCTCGTACTGGTACAAGTTCCCAGACGGCCGCACTCAGACGCTGGCCACCGCGCCGCTGGGCGATCGCCATCAGATCGCCGTCGCCGAGCGCACCGCCAAGCGCCAGGCGCTCGACATTCAGGCCGGCCAGGTCATCTCGGGATCCGTCGCCGAGATGATCGAGCGTTTCCGCGACGAGGTCGACGTTATGCATTACCGCGATCAGTCGAAGGAAGGCAAACAGGTCCGCAAAGGGCAATACGATCGCCTCACGCGTTTCTTCGGCCGCATGGCGCCATTGAGCCTCGAGACAATCCATGGCTATCAATACCTCGATCAGCGCTCGAAAGCCGGTGCGCCCGCCGGCGCGAACAAGGACATGGCGCTGATGACGACGATCTGCAATTACGCGATCCGCTGGGGACTCGTGAAGGCAAATCCGTTCGTAGGCATGATGCAGAACAAGACCGAAAAGGATGTGCGCGCAATCGAGCGCGGCCAGGTCGTGCGCTTCTACCTGTGGGCGCTGAAGCAGGAACAGTCGTACCGGACGATGGGACTCGCCGCGATGTTCTGCTATCTCACCGGCTTCCGCGCCGCCGAGATCCGCCCTTTCCATATGTCGGGTCTGCTCGACGCCGGCGTGCGTGTGATCAATGCAAAGCGCAAGAAAGGCGAAGCCGAGGTCAGCAAGCTGCGAGAGTGGTCGACGCGCCTGCGCGTGGTCGTCGAACGCGCCAAGCGCGATCGCAAGGTGCAGAGCCTTTTCCTGTTTCCGAACCGCACTGGCCAACCCTACTCAAAGAGCGGCTGGTCGTCCGTCTGGCAGGATGCGATGTACACGTACATCGGTGCGTTCGATAAGGACATCGCGACGGAGTTCGAGGCGAAGAAGATGCGCGAGGCCGCGCAGCGCATCGCCAATCGCATCAACCGGCCGATTCGCGGTGGCATGGAGCTCATGCTAACGGACCATCCCGAGTACTTCGCCCTCTCCGATATCCGGCCCACCGCGATCACCGCGAAGCTTTCAAATCGCGACGACGATGCGTACGATTTTGCCGCGCACGCGAACCCGAGCACGACGCATCGTCACTACGACCGACGCAAAGTCAAAGTCGCGAAAGCGACGGAGTAAAGACCCAGCACCTCGGCTCGTGTTTCAGTTTTTCTTTGACGGCTCGAAGTCGAAATAGTACGGCAGGTAGAAGTCGCTCATGCGGGGCATCTCAAACTGTTTGGCGTCCTTTATTCGGACGCCCCTCTGTTGCGTCCTGCACAAGTTGCGAAAATATGGGTCAAGTGCAGCGCGGATCAGTGCACTGAGCGCTGACGTCAATTTCACTGTATCGCTCGCAAATGTCCGCAAGCCTTCTCTCCAAGTTGGGCCAGCAGCACTGTAGAACGATAGTGACGCAATTTCCGCCGAAGATAGGTAGAAGCTGTCGCCCACTACATCACCAACAATGGCCGTGTACGCTCCGCCGTCCCTGAGCGACGCGGAGATCGCGTCGTCCCATTGGTCCTGCGTCGGAAAATGCATGCTATGACCATTTCTTGCACGCTCAAGCCATGCGGCTGAGCTGATCAGTCGATTGAATTCCTTGAGCTTTTCTAGCCCTTTCTCTTCGGGTTCAAGCGGAAAGCAGTGCTCCCGCATGAACAGTGAGACAGCTTTCGAATTGATGGCGATATGCGACTCGTAAAGCTTGCCGCAAATCAAGCGGGTCAACATCGCAAGCTGCCCGTACATTGCGTCCGTCTGCGGGGAGTCGTCGCCCGGAGGTTTGCGGCACGCGACAGACATTCGGTGAAGCATGGTGATCTCGTTATAGATCTGCCCTAAGAGCAGCACGCTGAAGCGGTGATCGGCCGAGATCGTCTTCCATGTTGATCGGCTTACGACGACCTTTTTCAACCTCGCTCGCTTCATTTAAGTCGCCCCGTTTTGCAATCGCAACGAAAAAAGCCCGCATCACCGATGCGGGCTTTATTCCGAAATTTCGATTTTCGTTCCGAATTTCGCTATGTGCAATCTTCGCGAACGCTCAACTGCCTGATATTGCTTAATTCTTTGGGGTGGCTGATGGGACTCGAACCCACGACGACAGGAATCACAATCCTGGACTCTACCAACTGAGCTACAGCCACCACTGCACTACATCTTCGCCGCCTGCCGCAGAGCGGTGCTCAGCAACGAAG